TTCATCCATAATAGTAATACTTGGAGCTGCCATGAATGCACTCCTCCTTTCTTTTCAAAATATTATATAAGTGTTATCACATCTTATTTCTAAAGGGCTAAAACAATGCCTCAATAAGATGTCAGATAATAAGGATAAATACTATACAAGTCGTATCATGTTCTCATTCAATCTTAAATATTTAGATAGTATTGCTCTAATCACATTATCAGTGTTACCAGGACTTTTTTGTTTATAGAAATTCTTTAAAGACATATTAGTTTTAAAGAACTTATCAATATTAAATCCTGTAAATGAAATAGGAGTGGAGATTGGGCAACCATAAAATGTATCCCAGCTTCTTTCTACGTTTGTATCTAAACTATCCCATTCAAATCCACTTGTATTAATAACACCAGTTACTGTTGTTAGTTTATGGCAATTAGAAAATGTTTCAAATAAGCATTTCACATTTTTTAATGAAGTACCCATATCTCCTAAATCTACTCGTTCTAAATTACCACAAAAATCGAATGCTCTATCAAAACTTTTAGGAATTATATTTGTTTTAAAAACAAAAGTTCTAAGCCCATTACTATGACTAAATAATTCATTCATATTTGGGTGTGTAGCTGGATTTCCTGTGTTATTATCAAATACTACATTAAGTGCTTTACTTGACCCATAAAACATTCTCATCATAGATGAACAGGATGAGAAATTTATATTTTTTAGAAATTTATTTATAGTAGAGTCGCTAAATGTATTAATATTATAATCTCCACTCCATCTAGCAAATTCATCTGCTGAACTAGCATATACTATATTATCAAAATAATGAATATACGTTTGCATATTATTTCTTACTTCAGCATCATAACCTTGAGGTCCAGTTTGCCAATTTTGATCATAAAAACGAATATTCTGAGATTGTTCTGATGTATCTGGAGGCCATGACATAGCCATTTCAGTATTTTTAACACCAATACCTTTTGATCTGAACCAAATATCTAATGATGTTAAATTAACATTCATCATATATGTAGCCCATGATTTATATTTTCTATCTATATGAGAGATAGTATATGGGTTAGTACGTCTAGTTCTACTAGTACTTACTTCTGGAATTTTATCGTTATCAATAAAATCATTCTGAGCTTTATGATCAGGCAAATATGGGTCACCAGAAAGGGTCTCTGCATCTTCTGCAAATAATTGCAAATCGAATTTAAAAGAAAGAGAGATAGAACCCTTTCTTTCTAATCTCTCTTTTTTATTAATATTATTCATAATATCTACTCAACGATCTTATATGTAATATCAGGTTTATCATCTCTTAGAGTATTTACATTAATGAACTCTGGTACGGTTTGAGTTTCTTTAAAGTAATTATCTTCTAATTGAGGATTTTTATAGATGGATTGATGTAGCGATTCATAGTTATTCAAACCAATGAATTTAATATATACAATTTGTTCACGATAGATATTTGTAATATAAGTGATAAGGTTAGGCATATGAAGATTGGAACTTAATTTCAAATTTAAGAGAAAGATTAATCTTATCAATATTAGATTCTTTATCGATGTTATACATTTTAGAAGGTCCATAAGTATTGAAGAATTTATAATCAATACCAAATGAATCCTCTAGTAAGAATGTAGCTTGTTGAATATATAATCTACGTTCATCAATCATTTCCACTAGCTTATTAATTCTTTCATTAGAATTGAGATAAGTATATCTTACTACAGGCATCTTATGAATTCTATATCCATAAGTACCAGCTTCTTCATCTTTGCTTAAAGCAATATAAGAGTTATTGAAGTCACTGTAATCATAGAAGATATCCAAACCAGCATCACCAGCAGAATATACGTTTAATAAACTCCATCCATCTAAACCTGGAATTATATCGTCTAGATTTCCTTTCTTTTTATTAATCTCATAAGTCTTACCATATTCTTTATCTTCTTTAGCAACAAAGAAGAATTTGACTTTTACATTTGTTGGCAAGTAAGTACCTAGATCTTTACCATTCTTGATATTATGCATACCACTTGGTGAATAGATATAAGTATCTTTAGAAGAAATAATATCATTAAGTTTAAACTTGAATTGAAGATCATATTGATATCCATTTTGGTTATAACTTAATAGATTGGATTCTAGATATTTGAATGGATACTCATTTCCTTCACTATCAGTTCTATATAAAACAGCGTATACTTTGAAATTCAATTCAGCAATGGTAACACCATCTTCTTCATATTTAACCAATTGGAAGTCGGTACCAATAGATTGATAACAAGTCATATCAATCTTGAATGTATCATAATCATCGTAATATTCTCTATGAGCATGAACTGTAGTTGCTACGAATTGAATAAGAGATGAGTTGTTTACATATTCAAAATATAGAGATCTGTAGTAATTTACTAGAGTCAAATAATATGACACATAGAATGGGCTTTTATTGATACACATTAAATATGGATTCATATATAAGAATCCATTATCATCCATGCTATTAATAGTAGCCTCGTCATCAGCAGTTACATTCTTTATCGTTCCAGTAACTGGATCTGCATAGAACTTAGCACCTGGTCTGATAATCATATTATTTTTATTATTATTAGAGAATACATCCGCATCAAGATCTGTAGTGATTGTATTAGTAGGAACAATATTGTCTCCATCTTTCATCATAAGATATACATAATACAACCTCTCAATTTGATTATGAACTTTTCTTAATAAATATAAACGACAATCATCTCTTTGAAGTGAGTTAAAGAAGTTATCTAAATCTGTATAAGTGGAAATAGATCCCCTAGATAATGCTTCAGCAGGGATTGCTTGTTTTAATTCATCAATGGTAAGTTTGTCATCACCATATTGGGAATCTGATGCGCTCATAAGAACTAAATACATACCCATATATGGATACTTATCAGACTTATAAGACATCAATTCTTGATATTGATTTAGTTTAAAATTACATTTACTACCAAGAGTTGTAAATACATGAACTGTAATTTCAGCATTTCTTCTTGGTTGGTTTTCTCTATTGAATCTTAAACGGATTGTCTTTTCATCTAGATACATGTAGTTGATAAAGTTCTTATTAGAATCTGTAGTATAGTCATATAAACCATCATAAATTGGTTCATAATATACTGCTTCTTTATAAGTACCATCATCTTGTTCTTCTGAAACCATTACATAGAAATATGCTAATTGATCTTCAAATGTAAAATTTAAGATCTTAGTTTCTAATGGGTTATTTACAATAATCTTTTTATAGATTTGAGTATGAGTAACCTGTCTGATAGTAGTCTTGATAGAGATCATCCTATCACCAGAGATATTCACAGCTCCAAGATATGGTAAATATGGATTAGTAACAGAAGATAGTTTGTTAGTATCTGTTAATTCATATGCTGCAGTATATACAACCTCACCAGTAGGAAGATGGTGACGTGTGACTATGATATCATAGTCTAATACATATGGATATTTTGTAGTTTCACCAATATAGAATACATATTCCTTATCAATAACGAATTTGTTATTCTTCATATTGGCAACCATTTGAGATTCTGGTAAGTTGATGGTTACTTCAATCTGAGCAGGCTTTGCTGTAATACTATTAATGCCTAAAGCCAATGCATGAGAGATTACATTTCTTTCATACTTTGCTTTTGTAGGAATAGCTTCCATAGAATATTCAGAAGCCATAATAGCAGTATTTTCTGCCAAGTTACCAAAGATTGAAGATAGATAACCATAAACACCTAATACTAGAGTATCCTCTGGTATATCAATATACTTAGCTTTAAGACCTTCTATAAAGTCTGTTACTTTATAGATATCAGTACTAAGTATATTCGTAGTATAGTATGCCATGTCTTCTCCTGTCTATATATTCATTTTATTAATTTGAAGATGGTGGTTTTACATCTACTCCTCTTCTAATATTTAGAGGATCTAATGTATCACTATCACCAGCATATCTAGGAACAGCCCTAGCTTCGTCTGTACCCCATTTTAATAATGGTAATTTATAACCTCTCCAGTCTGCTTCTTTAGGGAATTCAATATAAGGATAATCAACATTCTCACCAGAAGGCATTCCAATATAATCGTCCCATAAAGGGGATTCATTATTTGGAGGGGCTTCTGTAATACTTCCTTTTTTCCATAAGGAAACAAGAGAGTTAAAGTCACTTAAGATATTAGGCTCCATATCTTCGAAGAAACCACTTAGTTTAAAACCAATAGTAACCTTTAATGGCCCAGATTGAGGAATTTCACTAAATGAAGATCTTGAAATAGATTTAGGAAATACACCTGTGAATTTAGAGAAGTGAATAATAGTTTCTCCATCATCATCTACTAAGAATCTAAATACACTCATATGAGAATATAGTATCTTATTAATAATATAAGATTTCTTAGGAGGTAGTAATCCTAACCAAGATAACTGACGAGCTATATCGTAAGTTTTGAAATAGTTATAAATTTCTAAATATCTTGTATCTTCAAATTCTACACTAAAGTCAATGTTTTCATCAGAACTGATAGATGATTTAGGATATAAGATTCTAGACCCAAACATATTTTGAGCTGTTTCCAATTCATCTACTGCAATATCTGGAATATCAATATTAGAAGTCTTTCTATTACTAAGAATTCTAACAAATGGACAAGACCTACCAGAACTACCATCTGATGCACCATAACATAGATTTTCTAAAACTGTATATAGATAGCCATGAGAATATAGCCAATTAAAATATGGAATTTGACTAGCTTCATTAGATAACCAACCTGATTTAGATTTGTCATCTGGACTGCCATCATTATATCTTAATATTGGAAGGTCTGGTTTTGTAAAGAATACATATTCTCTAGCACCTTGAACATGATTAAATGGATCTATTCTTGGGAGCCTATAGAATGTAGTCCAATACTTGAGATCATCTGGTTCATAAATACCATTAGCTCTCATAGTCCTTCTCATCTCAGATTCATGAGATAGTACATCTGATTTCAATTTTACTATATCTTCATTATCATCATTAGCACGACCCCACATATGCATAGTAGCATCATCAGCTGTTGAATCAATCTTTTCTCTATATTCATCATCTCGTACTATTTCAATATAATCTCTAGGATTATTGGCCACTGTCTCACCACCTAAACAAAAAAATTACAAAATTTATTATACATATGTCGGAGAGCCTAGTATTTAATCAAGGCTGTAATGAGCTAATCCTATGACATTATCGTAATTATCTTCAGTGATAATTATATCGATATAATTACTCTTTATATTTTTCAGGAGGAAATATTTCATGCATGAATATAATACTCTATTATCTGAAATGGATATGGGTCCTTTGAAAAAAGTCTTATCCTTAATGGATCTAGACTTTGATGAATTAAAACGTGGTATTACAGGTACCGTAAAAGGCACAAATGATACTACAGGTTTTAAAATGAATTCAAACATTGCTAAAGAAGCAAAAGGTTTGACAGCTGTATTCCCTGTCCTTGTCAGTGAATCTGTATCTGTAGAACAAGCACAAATGATTGCTAAAGCTGCTGAACGTAAATATGTAGCTATGTTCCAAATGCTATTTGCAGCTAGTCAAATTACAGATGCTAAAAGTGCTCAATCTTATTTGAAAAAGTTCCACAACAATATTACATCTTCTCTAGATCTTAGTGATATGACTGTAGATGATGTAATCGACTTTGCAAACAAATTAGATGAAGAAGTACAAACAACGGCTTTATCCAATGCTCGTATTAGTGAAGCTACAAAAGCTGTATTAGAAGACTTAGCATACAATGAAGACTATGTTAAAGTTCTTGCTGAAAATCTAAATCCAGTATCTTTGAATAATTACAAAGTTAAAACTGTATTTGGTGATTACAAAGCAACTCAAATCTCTGAAGCTGATGATACTGATAGTTATACTACATCAGATAGTACAAAATCTAGAGAATGGGAAACTGCTGGTAAAGATGGCAATCCTATTCATCATAGAAGAACTACTACTATTCGTAGAAATCCTATCAGCCCAAGAGAAAAAGCAGCTACTATCAAAGATAAGACTACAACTCTTAAAGATAAAGCTGATATCATTACTAAACAAATTCTTACTACTGATATTAAGAAAGCAAATGAAGCTACTCCTAGCTTAATGATTATCAACTTTGTAACTCAAGCTGATGGTCGTGATAATGAAATCGTTAATACTGCAGTAATCGGTGTTAAATGTGTTATCCACTACATCTCTTCTTCTGAAATGATGAATCGTTTAGTATTAAAGAATACTGATCGTCGTGGTTTATTGAACTTCATTCGTGCTACTACTGGCGAAATCCAATTCTTCCGTGATTTCTTATTTGCTGTAGATCGAGCTAAGATTGATGCTGTTGCTAAATCTAATAAGGGTTCTAATTCTCGTATTTGGAAAATGTTAGAAATCCGTGCTAATCGTGCTAAGATGAACACTACTGCTCGTGCTGATAATGCTGCTTGTGCTGCTATTACAATGCTAGTAATTTCTAAAGCAGAAGTAGAAATCATTAAACAACATCACCGTTTAGATCTTTCCAAAGCATCTACTATGCTTTCTGTTATGAAAGGTTATAACTTCATTGGGGTTGCTGTTATTGATGAAGTAAATGAAAAGGTAGATTTCTTATACGACGATGGTACTAAGAACTTTGAAACTATCTCTTTCATGAGTCTTGAAAGAGAACAAGGTGCTGGTGAGTATAAGAAAATGATTAATACATTAGTGAAAGGACGATAGTTAGAATGATTACTTATCAAGCTGGCATTAGACCTTTTAACGAAGATGATATGTCAAGTACTGTTAATACTCCAAACAGTATGAATCCTCCAAGATCTAATGGTACTGTGAATAATATTCCACCAAAAGAAACAAAACCTGCCAATATCAATTTTGATGATGGCGAAGGAGATGCTAATCCAAAACCAATTAACCCTGCTGGCAATGTAGCCTCTACTGTTAATATGGTTAAACCTAGTGCTCCAACTAATACGAACAGTACTCCTAGCAATAATATTGCTAATCCCGCTAATCAAATGAATAATAATCCTAATAAACGTGCAGTTGGAGAAGAAGTTATGACAAAAGAATTTAAACAAATCGTTAGTGAATATATGGATATCACTGACTACAAAACAAATACACGTTTATATAATTTAGATGAAGCAGAACAAAATACTGTATTGCTTTCCCTTACAAATAAATTATATCAAATGATTGTAGCTAAAATTGATGATGTTGAAAAAGGTGATATCCCTAAATCTCGTGGTGATATTACTCGCCTTCCTAAATATAATCAATTGAAAGAATGTGCTAAAACACTTACTAGCATCTTTGAACAATACAAAGAAGATACAGCTCCTATTAAAGTTATCGAAAATGCTATTGATAACTTAGAAGATAACTCTGATGTATTCGTTCAATCTTATATGGCTAAAGTAGATTTTGGTATCATGATCTATGAATCTGTTACTCTTGCAGTAATTGGTTCTTTATCTTACATGATTGCTTGCTGTATCGAATACGTTAAAGATCCTAAAAACGATGGTCTTACTATTGTAATGGATAAAACTGGTGTTGCTAAAGTAAAAGAACATTTACTTTATGAAAACCTTGTTAAATTTAATGAAGCTTGCAGAACAAATGATATTGAAAATGCAATTCGTCCATTAATCAAAAACAGAACTCAAAACCTATTCGGTGTTGGTGGTCTTGTATTGGTTAAAGGTCTCTTGATTGCTGTTCCTGTAATCATTGCATTGATTCCTTTAGTTAAAGACTTAGTATACTACTTCTTTGCTGCTCGTCAACGTGTATCTGTTTACTTCGACATTCAAGCTGATTTGTTGGAAATGAATGCTAACGAATTAAAAGATAATCCTAATATCACTACTGATGCTGATAGAAAATCTGTAATTCGTAAACAACTTCAAGTTGCTAGAACTTTCCGTCAAATTGCAGATAAATTAGCTGTAGAAGCTAAGACTGCTGAAAATAAAGCAGACAAAGAAATCAAGAAAGATAATAAAAAATATCGCATTGATGATGTAGAAACAAATCCTGCTGATGCATCTGATGGTCCTTTATTCTAAGGAGGTAATCAGATATGTTAGTACTTGGTAGAAAACCAGAAAAGACAGCATTAGAAAAAGACGAATTTAATATCGATTGGATGCTTCAAGGTCCTGAAGTGACTCCTGAAATGAAAAAAGATATTATGGATTCTCTAGCTGATTATCAATTCAAAATCCCTAAGAACATTGTTTCTTATATCATTGCTCATTATAACTATTCTCCATATAGCAAGAATAAATTTGATGCTAAAGAGCATAAAGGTATTCAATTTAAATATTTCTTAGATTTTGGCAATCCTATGAACTTAACTTCTAAGGAAAATGCTTATAATCTATATAAATATTTCTGCAATGGTGAAAATAATGTAGAAGGTACTTCTCCTTTTGAAGAATATGACTTATATCCTATCGCTTCTACAATTAATGATGCATTATTGTGTGCAGATTCTAAAGGTGCAGTTCATTTGTACTATCTAGATTCTGATGAAGTTATTAAGGTTGCTAATACATTCGATGAATTTTTAGCAAGCTTGTATATTAGTAATGAATGCTAGCAGGAGGAAATAGAAACTATGTTTAAAAGAGCTCCTATGAGCACAGCTGAGTTGATTAAACGTAACTTAGAACAACAAGCTCTTAAAGAAGAATCTATTAACCTTTATCCTGATACAGATAAAGATCTATTAGATAATTCTGATTTATATAAAAAATACACTAAAGCACAAGATAAAGCTAAACTTGATAAAGATCTTGTTAGCAAATTCTCTGAAGCAGTAAATACTAAATTATTAGAATGCTGCTTATATCAAGGTATGTTGAAACCTGTTTTAAAAGAACAGTTCTGCAATTCCCATGAAAGAAAACTTGGTAAAGCTTTAGTAAGAAACTTTGTTCAAGAACATGGCGCTTTCAAATTGATTGAATCTTTCAAAGATAAAAGTTGCTATTTGAATGAATGGTATGATGCTATCAAAGGTTATCATACTGCTATGATGAATGAAGCTAAAGAAATTGCTCAAGAAGGTATTCCTGAAGCAGAAATGTTTGAAATTGAAGATGATACAATTAAAAACTTTGTATTCGATACAAAGAGCATCATTCCAAAAGATATCACTAAAATGATTACTTCTCGTGTAGAAGATGCTGTTAATGATTTCATTGATCAAAACAAAAAACAAAAAGAAGAAATCAAGAAAGTATACGAAAAGGCAAAAGAAAAGGTAGCATCTTTAAAAGATACTATCGATCCTAATGACCCTAGCTTCCAAGATTTCAATGGCGATCCAAATTCTGAATTAGATCCTAAATATGGTGATCAAGTTCAAGAACAAGCAATGGCTATGGTTCGTGGTAAACAACGTACTTTCCGTGAAGAAGCTACTTCTGTATTTAGTATCTTAAGTAAAAATACTTTAGAAACTATTCATAGAAATCAAGCTATTAAAGAATCTTACTCTGTAGGTATGACTGGTAGATTGGATTTCCAAAAAGCTATCAATGATACAAAAGTAATGTATTCCTTCTTAGAATGCTTGAATACTATGGGTATTTTAAGTATCAATGAAGAAAGCTTATCTGCTCTTCTTAATGATATGAAAAAATCTATTCGGGAAGAAAACTCTGTTACCAACATTGCACCAACAAATCCTGCTGATGCAAAAACTCCTGGTGGTACTATGACTGTTAATAATAACAATGCTACACCAGCTCCTCCTCAACCTACTGCTACATCTACATCTAGTGGTACTGAAGGAAATACTTTAGCAAGCAAACCAACTAAATAAAAAAAATAAGAGTAGAGTCGTAATGACTCTACTCTTAAATTTTGTTAACTATGTAACACATCCATGATTGCTAGCTCATGTTCTACTGAAGCTTTAACTTCTGCATCAGATAATTCTATACCAGCCTTTTCTCTTGCTCTAGAGGCCATACCTCTTTCTTGAGCTTTTTTATTTTGCCATCTTTGCATAAGTTTCCTTTGATAAATCAAAGGATTCTCATCAACAACGATAGGTTTATCAATAAGCTCAACAAGTAGTTCTTTTAGCATAATATACTACCTCCTTTCAATTTATCAAAGTAGTTCTTACTTTAAAGTATATTATAAAAGACCAGAGATTAGCTTACTTGTTTCTTCAGCTGCATCTTTAGTATTGCGCCATTCTTCGAACGCACCAATTGCTTTATCAGCTACATAGATACCTGCTACAGTACCAACACCTGCACCAATGCCGATTACGGCACCTTCTACAAATGCATCTTTAAGGCTCTTTTCTTCTTGTTGAGCATTGCCTGCTTCTGCAATTTTAGCACCGATTAAAGCTTCTAATTTGTTAACTTGTTCCATTTGTTCTGCCTCCTGTTTTTCGATTTTAGTTTCATTAATTTGATCAAGTTGATCTTGCTTTACCATTTTAGCTTCCTCTTCTTTCTTAGCTTGAATACTTTGTTCTAATGCTGCCTTTTGTTCAGACCCCATGGCTTGTGGGTTTTGAACTTCTACTTGTGCAATTGTTTGTTGCACAGGTTGCGGCTGTTGAATATTTTGTTGTTGCCATTGTTGTGGGATTTCCAACGCAGGATTATTCAAACCATTATTCATCCCATCAGGAATAAGGTCTTTAATATCCCCTGTGAATAGCATTGGTTTAGCAATGACATATTCTTTTTCTTTCTTAGAGGAATCCTGCGTCGTTTCCTCTGCTACAGGTGTTGCTACTACTTCTTCTTTTACAGGTTCTGTAGCAACTGTTGTTTCTTGTTGTGCAACTGGTTGTTCTACAATTTCCACTGGAGTTTCAATAACTACAGGTTCTTGTTGTTGCACTGTTTCTTTTGCAGAAACCTTTTTATTTCTGCGTCTGCGTGTTGCCATTTTGCAACTCCTTTCTTGCTTATAAAAAAGCATAAACTTTAAATAGACTCTCGTCTAGAAATCCCTCTACTGGATTTCACTATTATAGTATATAATTATAACCAATTTTAGAATAGGTATTTTAGCACAATTATATGGGTAAGGGAACTCAATCCCTTACCCTCTATTTTAGATATTAATTAAATAAGTACCTTTAGCTATTTTGCTGCAAGTAAATAAGAATCCGAAGTTGCTTACATTCGATAAATATCTGAGTTCCTGAGCGTCTAAATCCCCATACCCATAAGAACTTATCAAACTACCAATGCAATTATTAATAATGCCAAATATTGTATTATCATTTTCTTCTTTTGGATATAGATAAATATAAAAACTATGAGTCAATGGTTCCTCAATAATTTTATATTGAAAATATCCGTTCTTGTAGAGATCAGAAGAGTCTAAAATAGGAATTATATTATCAGCTCTTAGAATATTATTTCTAAGAAGTTTGATTTTAATAGAAGTGCACAAATTAAGATTATTAGAAAAAATATCAGCGGCGTCAATATTAACCAATCTACCCATTACTTTAACATCCATCCTTTTTTAAATAAATTCAAATTATTCTCCAAAGAATTTAATGTCGTTTTGCCCCAATCGTTTAGAAATAGATTTGTATTGATATTTGTTATATAGCATATTCATATACCTTAGAGTTATTTCTATTCTAGGAAGCTCAGAATAATATTTGTTAAAACTTGAGCTTATAACAATAGAATCATCTATCCATATATTACCATTATACATATCAGAATATTTCTTTTCCACATTATCAAAGTCAGGTTTGGATAAAGGTCTTATAATTCCCATCTCTGCTAACATTTTTTCTTTAGTATTAAAAACGTTAGGTGTTTTAAAATATGCATTGTAATGTACTTGGCAAGGAGTATAGATCAAAGACTCTAAAAAATCGAAGTCTTGAGTAGTTTTAAATTGCTTCATAAATTGTCTATCAGCAGCACCAGTAATAGAATATACCTGTATAAACCCAGGGTTGGATCTTGCATTGGAAAGAATATTGTTCCCTTTGCTTTTTATAAACCTAGCTCTAGGTCTAGGACTCCCTTCTGGATTTTCATATATTACCACATATAGCTCTGGCATGTAATACATTTGTTGAAGCATTTGATTTCTAGTATTAATAATTTCATCCATTTTAGATTTATTTATTTTATATTTGTCGATCATCCAAGAAAGTCTCTCTTGATAATCCCTTGGGACTTCAGAGTATTTCTCTTCATAGATTTTTGCTTTTTGTTTCCTAGTCTTTATTTTATCTCACCTCCTGGAATAAGACAAGATTACTTAGTAGTAGCCTATTGTATAAAAAACAAAAAAAGAAGAGTATACTACAAACGTAGTATACTCTAATTATTCTATCTTAATACGTTCCCATATTCATCTAAGGTAATGCCTCTTCTTATTAAGGCCTCTGTAACTAATCTATCTAATTCTCTCTTATTAGCCAATAACAATTCTAATTCTCTATTCGTTATCGCTACATTTCTTCTAACTGTGTCAGAATACATATAAAGAGCTGCTGCTCCAAAGACAAATCCAATTACAAAAGATGAATTCATAATCTGCTCTAATCCTCTACTTAAAATACTATAATATCATAATTATAGTATATAAATATAGAGTAGATTACATAATGGAGCCGTTACCAGATTGGTTACCGCCCATATTATTCCAAGCAGCATAAATAGAACCTAAAGCTCTTGACCAAGTATGAACTAATCTATCTTTTACTGTATTAGAACCAAGACGTGTTAACCAATATAGTTTTACATATCTAAGCATATTAGGTTCTGCAATATTAATACCACACATATTAGCTAAGTAGTCTAATTGCGCTGGATTGCCAATCATATCATTATCACCTTTACCAGTGGCCATAGACATAACGTCGTATAAGTCTTTAATAGATAATTGAATTGTAACCTGAGTAGGTAATCCGTCTTGAGTCCAGCCTTGTAAATCACCACGTTGAATAGAACAGTTTGTAATAATACCCATATCTACATGGAACATGGATTTATAAAATGCACGGATTAAGAATGGAGATACATAAGTATTATCACCAGCAGATCTAGGCATAACAAATCCTAAAATATGACAAAGTGGAACAAATATATTTAGGTATAAAGATAATACATCACAATCTGGAGAATCTAATTTGATAGTAATATCATAAGATCTCATGAAAGATGAATCAGCCCAGATTTCTGGGAAGAACATCTTGCCACCAGCCATCATTGTATTAACGTGTTTCCACATAGAACCAAGTATACCAGACATAGAGCTTGTATCGCTAGATCCTTTTTCTAAGTCTGCTTCTGGTTTGATAGCAGCTGTATTCATTAATCCAGATGCACCACCTAATAAGAAATTAACCTCTCTAGCCATATCAGATACTTGGTTAATCTTACTTGCCAATTGAGATTGTGTAGTACTATTAGAAAATGATTCTTGTACTTGGGTTTCAGAGTTGATATAGAAAGATACAGATCCTCTATTGTATCCAGCAAATGGATGCTGAGATGCTAAACCCCAGTCAAAGTTACCCAGTTTATTCTTTTCACCATTAGCACCATACTCTATTTCTACATCATTGATATTTAATAGAGATGCTACAGATCTACACATTTGGTTTACAGCAAAGAAATAATCTTCTGGAGTTGCTTTAAAGTTATAATATCTACCAGATTGATTTACTAGTTTATTTACATCAGATTCTTTTACTTCGCCATGATTACTACTAATAGCAGAAACGATTTCTTTTTGAATCTTTGCTTTCTTATCCCCTTCATAACCTTGAAGGAAATTAGCCACACCTGCTTGTAGAACCATAATAGGAGCTCTACCAACAATCTTTTGAGCAAACTTTCTACCAAATGCTGCATCATTATTAGTATTATCAATTCTATTATCGCAAATAGGCATGAATTGATATGGCATACCAAATACAGTTCTGATATTTTTGATTGTCATTTTATTCATATTCGTAATAAAATTATCAATAGCATTAAAGGCACTAGTGAATCCTTCTTTAAATGCTTTAATATCATTCATGAAGTCTTTATACTGTAATTCATTTGATACTTTATTGATATCCACATCTTTAAACTTACCGTCTTTATTCTTATAAGAAAATGCTCCTAAAGCAACACGATAAGTTTTGCCATCACTATCTTTAATATTAACGTATCCACTAGGATCTACTGAAGATACTCTAAAGGTACTGTTATCAGTTTTAGCAGAATCTGGAATATCTTGACCATTGATATCTTTCTTTGCATCTGAGTTAATCTTGACTACAGTACCTTCGAGATTGATATCTTGATCATCATTATTTTGTTTATCGGAACCAGCAAATGCTTGTAGATTCAATCTAAATATTTTTTGTTTTAAGATTTCTTCATCTACATCAGCCATTTTGGTTAATCTATTACTATTTAAAACGTATCTACCAGAGATTGTTTTTAACCAACCATCTTCTTCAGATACAACTTCTATAGTCTTTCCTTTATCTATACTATTCACAGTATTACTAGAAGCAGATGGTCTGCTTTTAATTAATACTGGAGCGTTTACTTTGTATAATTCAAACATTTTTATCCTCCTAATTACTAGGTTATTACAAAAATGTCAGGGATAGCATTTCTGCTATCCCTGTATAGTTTATCTATTAGCAATACTGTTCATATTGTCAATAATTGATTGATAGTTACTAATATCTGTTGTACCGACTCTATTAAAGTTGCCTTCTACACCTGCACCCGCACCTACACTAGAAGCTGCCATTGTGGCAACAGTAGCTCCAGATTGAGGCATGCTCGCTGCATTTATGTTAGCTTTAATACCTTTATCAGCAAAAGTATTTGCTAATTGAACGATAGCAGATAATAATTCATTAGTCTTAGTTTGTTCTTTAATTAGTTTATCTAATTTAGCACCTAAACCAGAATCTGCGGTAGATACAGAAGCAGCTTGAGCAGCTCCTCCTACTGCACCACCAGCTGGTGCTCCATTAGTATATTTAGGATCTTTAGATAATACAGCAATCGCCTGTTCTTTACTCATGTTTTGAGTATTTACTAAGTAATTGATATCATTATCAGAATATGGTATTCCATTAGGCCCAACTCCATTAGGAGCATCAACTTTAGCAACTGGAAGATTGAAGTTAGAAGATTTCAAATTGTTTAGGTATTCTTTACCATAGGATTTGATATTTCCAAATGCATTAGAACCAAAGGTTTTAATACTACCCCAAGCATTAGAAGCTAAGTTTTTGATCATAGAACCAAAACCTCTACCGAAGTTAGAAGTTTTGCCTCTGCCGAATCTAGAAGCTGGAGATTTAGGAATTTGATTATGTAAACCATAAGAACCTTCATCAATACCTCTATTGGAAGTATAGTCTACTTTGATACGAGTGCTACCTCTACCATATTTAGATATACTCATGAATCCAGGAGTGCTTGCAAAGGAACTGTGTTTACCTTTACCGCTACTACCAGAACACAATCCGTCAATAGAATATTGACATGGGTCAACTGCACCATCCATACCAGCACAGTTTTGATCACTAGTTACAGTATAATGTAAATGTGGACCAGTACTTGCACCTGTATTACCAGATTTTGCAACTATTGTACCAGATTTAACATTATCACCTTTAGATACACATTGTTGAGACAAATGGGCAAATAAGTGATACATTCCTTTGCCATCTTTTACAACGACATAGTTACCATAACCAGATCCAGGACCGCCTTGGCAACCTACGTCATCTACAACACCATCTACTGGAACAGGAACTGGAGTTCCTTCATCAACACCTAAGTCAATACCGTTATGCATTGAAGAGCCTACACCACCAGGACTTTCACGAGGACCAAATGGGGAGGTAATAGGAGCATTGCCCATACCTGCTTGAAGTGCAGCTGCTGCAGAACCAGATTGAGGAGTAGATACAGAACCAGCACCGCCAGATTGGGCGCCACCATTAGATCCTCCTTCTTTCTTAGTATCCATACCTAAGATACTGCTAAATGGATTTTCATCACCAAATAAGAATTTGAGATTATTACCAAATACTTTACCAGCAGTACCTAGAATAGATGCACCTAAGGCTTTAGTCATTTTAGATAAAGGAGAAGCAATCTTTTCAGCCATGCCACTGATTCTACCAAAGAAACCTTTACTATAATCAGCACCAGAAGAAGCTGGTTTGGAAGCTGCATTTTTGTTATTGCTATTAACACCTTTAACATCTAATGCTTGAGCCATAGTTTTAGTAGTTTGAGGTTTAGCTAAACTACTAGCAGTATAAGCAGGGAGTTTATATTGGTTATTAATATCTACTTTCTTAGTAGGATCCATAGTTAAACCAGGGATTGTCGCAGGAGTAGATGTATCCAGTTTGAATTGGTTACCCATACCAAATCTAGCTTTGATATGTTTACCCTTACCAGAAGAACCTATATTACCTTTACCTGCTAAAATAGCTTTAGCAGAAGCAATACGTCTTGGATAGCTTGCAGTATCTCCAGATACTTCAAAACCTTTTTCCCAAGTTACTACAGCATCTTCAATAGATTGATTTGCCATAGCTTGAACAAATTGATTGTAATATCCGCCAGGACCTATTTCAGACCATAGATATTCTAATTGAACTGAGAGGTCATCCCATTTCTTACCTTTAGATTGAGCTAATTGATCTAATTTAGTAGCACGATCTTGGTACCATTGGCAAAGGCCTTTAGCACCAGAACCAGAATTTACTGAAGAAGGATTATATCCAGATTCAGCTTCGATATTACCACAGATAGCAGCTGCTTGAATATCATTTAAACCTTTAGATTTTAAGAAATCAAAGATTTGTTTTGCATTCGCTGCAGCATCTCCAGATACAGCATTATTGGAACCGTCGGAAGATCCAGAGCTAGATGGAGCTGTTCCGAAAGATAACGCATCTCCTAGAATACTTACTGCTTTAGAAATACCGCTTAAGAAACCAGTAGCACCAGAGCTTCCAGAAGAAGAACCACCAGTTGCTTTGCTTGGTTTACCAGGATCTATCTTACCGAATTTAGATTGATCAATTAAAGTCATATTTGGTTTGCCAGAAGGAATAGCAGATAAAGCTCCACGCATAGCATTTGCATATTCAGTAAGATCTGCACCAAAGTATCCATTTTGTTTTAAACGAGATGCAAAGTCATCTACGTCTTTAGATCCACTTAATGGAGGTGTAGTACATCTGTTACAATACCATGCATAGTATTCTGCCCATTCTTCTTCATTACCAAAGTGCATATAGTAGTTACCACCATCTGGTTGTTTATCCTTAGGATCGCCAGTTGGTTCGTTTTGTGTCATACCACCGAAGTTGTAGTTTTCTACAGCTAATTGGGAAGAGAAGTTTCCTGATTCATGATACCATTGAGCAAATACTAGCTTTGCATCAATGCCAGTCTTAGGAGCAACCCAGTTAGCTAATGCCCACATCTTATCAGCAGATATACCACCTCTACCGTATCTGAATTTTCCTGTACCGAAATGGAAGTTATTAGGTCTTAAAGAAGAAGTACCTTTACCATATCTTACAGTTTTGCCAGAACCATATCGTTTAGATCTAGCACTGATAGCTACAGTAGATTTAGATAAGATATCATTTGCTTTATATACTTTATTAGGTTGGCGAGTTTCTGGGTCTTGAACAATAATGTTTCCATTATTATCAATACCAGTGGCTGTAACATAATGAGGATTTTCAGCAAATGGGGTTCTATCAGATTCACCAGCGTTATCTTGACCCATTAATACAACAGGATTGCCTGCTGCTAGAGATTGTTTAATAGAATCATTATCGTAAAGATTGTCTGTTTCCATACCAGCTTTACTCATAAAGCTATTAAAGAATTCAGGTCTAGTACCACCGTTAGTTTCTTTAAATCCTCCTTTGATTGCATATTGAGCAGCCATACGAGGATCTACATCGACACCAAGAGAAGATAAAGCATTAACAGCAGATACAGGACCGCATCCAGAGTCAGCCATTGTTTGTGCTTCAGAGTCGCCAGGTGCATTAAATGGCATAGAATATTGGCTATCTAATTGGGAATAGAAATTGCCTTTACCATATTTAGAATGTTTGCCAGAACCAGGGCCTGGTCCGTATCCGAAGAAGTTCTTAAGAGAAGTACCAGCCTCACCAAGAGCACCTGCGGCTCTATCTCCAAGTTCACTAGCTTTGTTTCCTAAATATTCTAAATTATTACTAATACCATTTTTAACGTAGTTGTAGTTATTAGTAATGCCATTTTTGACGTAATTATAGTTATTCATAATTCCGTCTTTAGCAGAGTTATATAGATTAGAAGCTCCAGTTTTAAGAGCATCCCATGCCTTACCAGCTTGATTTTTAGCCCATTCTAAGTTGTTACCAACAAAGTCTTTAAACTGTTGGCCCTTTTCTATTACTTTAGATACTACATTTTGAGCTCCAGTTTTGGCACTGTCGATCATCTTGCTGAAAGTATCTTTGGCTTTGTCCATATTATCACTTAGAGAAGAAGTTTGTTCATCTTTTCCTCTAGGTTTCTTTCTTCTTAGTTCATCAAGTTCTTTTTTACCAAATCCAAATGCAGGACCTACATATTCGATACCCATTTCTAATACAGCATCTTCTGGAATGATGATACCAAGAATTGGAATAGCAGAACATAATGCAGTTACGATACCTGCTACGATTTTCATACCAGTAGTAGAAGTACCTTCAGAAAGTTTTAGCATTTCATCAGCAGAATTATAGCCATGATAGAAATCAGAGATTACACCACCAACAATAATAGCAGCAGATACGATAGCACCAATACCTGTAGAAGCAGCAGCAGCTTCAGCACCTTGTCTCATAAGCTTAGTAGCAGCACGAGCAATGTTTGCTGGTTTAGCAGCTCTTTCTAAAATCTTAGCACCGAATCCTTTTAAAGCTTTTGTAGCTTTTGCAGGAAGTACAGATCCTAATTTATCAGATACCTTTGTAATACCATCTTTTAATTTTGATAATAAAGCTTGAATAGTAGAACTTTGAGTTTCTGCTTTAGCAGCAGTTTTACTTATATCAGTACCAGCTTCTTGTGCAAATCCTAAAGCTTCTTTACCTTTAGAAAATGCTTTACTAGCACCGCTTCCTATGGCACTTAATGCTTTAGAGTCTACAAATCCATGATACATATCACTTGGAATAGAAGAGAAATCACCATTAGCAATATCATAAGCAGCTGCGCCAGCAGCGCCCATCTTACCAATACCACCACCTAGTTTAGAAACTAATGCTGAAGCACCAATAGTTGCACCAATACCACCAAGCATACCACTTAAGCTTTGGCTTTCTTCAACTTGTGGAGATGGAACTCCATCATTGATTTGGCCAGTAGTACCAGATGTAGTATCATCGATATCATGAGCAGAAGCATTACCCATAGCACCATAACTCAAAGCAGCCAATCCAGCTAAAGCTGCACCGACTTTGCCTTTACCTTTGAATTTGGTAGCTAATCTAGATAAGAGTCCTGGTTTAGCAGATTTGGCAGCAGCTTCTTGAGCAGCTTTTCTAGCAGCAACTTCTTGTTCAGCTCTTGCTAAACCACCAAGTTTAGATTTAACTTGTCCACGATCTGCAACGTATTTCTTAATAGCATCAGATTGATACATAGAAGTTGCCTTCTTCGTAGCTTGTTCTTCAGCTATTTTAGCAGCTTTTTCTTTAGCCTTTTTACCTAGAATGGAAAGCTTTCCACCAGCTTTGCTGAAGATATAATCACCAACTGCTTGACCACCTACATCAAAAGCAAAGTCTCCAAGATCGAAATCTTCCCCATTTGCCATTTTGTAAGCTTGCATAGCAGCTGCGCCACCAAGATAACCAGCACCTTTACCAAATCTCTTTCCTAAGAATCTATTAGCAGCAAAACTACCTAGACCCATAGAGAAATCTCCTGGTAATGCTTTTAAGTTTTCTTGAGCAGCAGCTTGATCTCCAGTAGCAGTATTATATAAATAACCTAGTCCATCAAATAGACCATACCCAGCTATACCACCTAGACCTTTAGCAGCACCAGATGTTAATAGCTTACCTATTTTACTTTCTGCACCGCCTAAAACAGAGTTTCCTTTTCTAGAAACATCTCTACCAAAGTCTTTAGCTTTATCAATAAGAGATCCTGCTTTTTCAGTAGCCCCTTCAGGTAATAATCCTTTTCCTAAAGTTTTAGCTGTATCCCATACATACTTACCTAAATCTTTGATGCCTTCTTTAACGGCACCTTTAATTTTAGGACCGATTTTTGCTAGAGCTGCAGCTATCATAGGGCCTATTATTGGAAGAGAAGCTAATCCACTAAGCATGCCACTAAGTGGACCAAATAAAGAATCTAATAGACTTCCGCCTGCTTTCTTAACTGTTTGGCCAGCTTTAGAAGCACCTATTCTTTCAGCAATTCTTTCTAATGCAACAGTAGATCTTTCTTGCAATTGAACCTTGTGTTGGTTCTTAGCATTGATTTCTCTATTATGCTTATTAGGAATTTCCATCATTTGCCCATCAGAAGAAGAGATGGCATATTCTTTAGTATCACCATCTGCAGTAGGAACTGTAGTTATACCATTCTTACCAGCAGATGCGCTCATAGATGAAGCACCTTTAGAACTGCTCATATTAGCACCTATAATAGATGCTGCGGATAATGAGCCCATATCTTTAGCTATTTCATCTTTAGTTCTCATATCAGTAGCTTTAGAGGAAGGAGTTTCTTTAACTTCTTCTAAGTCATCAGATTTTTTGTCTCCACCACCAAATAAGCCTCCTAGTAAACCACCTTTAGCAGCTGCTCCACCAGATCCACTAAATAAACCTTTAGCAGCTCCAATGATACCACCAAATGCATGGTCTTCAATATCATTAGCGTTAATTTTCTTACCATGCCAGATTTTAAATGTTTCTCTAGCTCCAGGAGCTAAATGCATTTTCTCAGCTAATCCAAATGGTAAGAATGCTTTACTAATTGTAGGAATAATAGCATTGGTAAAATTTTGCAAAGCATTTAATACTTCACCTTGACGTTTATCAATTTTATCATTAGCTTTTTCTAGCCTATCAAAGAAACCTTTACCTTTTTCATATAAGGCACCGTAGAAACCTTGTTTAACGGCATCACTCATATCTTTAACCCCACCGTTACCAGTAAGGAAGCTATAGAGTTGAGTCATGTCTTTATTATTAGGATTATTATCTTCAGCTTCAGTTTCATCTAATCTAGCATTTAGAGACATACCTTTTCGTTTTTGCAATTCGTTGACACGGCTGCCTAATACTCTAGCAATTGCTTCCATTTCTTTAACAGCATCTTCATCACCTCTTACAACTCTGAGGTATAATTCTCTAAAGTCTTCTTTAGAAATAAGAGGTTTTTCAACCCCAATAGTTAGACCTTTATAAACTTTATCAGCAACTTTATAAATAGCTGCTTTATTGCCTTTATTAAATACTCTTGCTGCTTCTTGAGCTCTTACAGCTTTCTTTTCACCAGCTTTAAGAGTTTGAACAAGAGATTTATATTGTTCGTCTGATAATAGGTCTCCATTTTTGGATTTAAATTTAGCAAGTTTATCAAGAGCACCTTGAACACCTTTACCATTTTTAAATTCATCAATGATACCTAATGCATTGAGATTTACAGCACCTCTAGTTTGTTCTTGAATTTGATCTGCAGCTGCTCTAAAGTCAGCATAAGATTCTTTAGTAGCTTTATTGAGATAATAGTCTTCGCCACGATATTTTCTATTCTTAGCAAAGTCTACAACATCATTCATTTGAGCTCTAGCAGCATTAATACCAGCATAGTTGCCAGTACCAATATCGCCCATCATACGAGTTACATCTGCTACATTACCTTCCAAATTATTTTCTTGAATGAATTTAATTTGTTCTTCAGTACTACCAGTACCATAACCCTTTTGAATAAGTCGTCTATTAGCCCAACCACCAACTTTATTTTCTAGACCTTTAGCAAGTTTACCTGCTCCTTTGGCTACTTTCTTACCAAACCACTTAGTCAAATTGAATGCTTTTGTTCCGATACCTAGTTTATCGAAAAGCTTTTCAAAGAATAAGCCTGGAGAATCAAGTTTGCTCTTAATAAAGTTAGTAATAGATTTAGCAGATTGTAAACCGTATACACCAATAAGTTTGGTTACAGGTTTTACTGTATTGAATATAGGTTTGATCATGTCGTCTCTTAACCATCTACCCATATTCTTTTGAATATCTTGAAGAGTCCATTTAAGAGGGTTAGTAAAGTGACGTCTAATAGCACCAGCTAAACCACCACGTCTTACACCATTCTTATCCTTGATACCAAGCATAAGTTCTTCAAATTTATCAGTAGTAGAAATAATACCTAAACCAGCACCTAGGATAGAGTTACCCAAGATACCAAAAGGACCAAGAACCATTGTACCAATAGTAGCTGCTGCTACTCTAGGGAAATGTTTCTTAATAAGAGCTTTGCGATCTTTATTTAATAAACCTCCACGGTCACCAAATAAGAAATCATTCAAGTCTTTATTATTTTTTACTATGGAAATACTTGCACCAAGCATAGCACCACCCAAAGGACCGAATGGGAGTACTAAACCAGAGAGTGCACCTACTGTACCATATTTTTTAGCATCTGGCATATACTTAGCTAAAGTATCTTGCCATTTCTTAGAGATGATACCTTCTTTATGAGTAACATTACCTTTATCATCAACAATATCTTTACCAAATACTGTTTCTTGGAAAGTTTTGCTATTTTTAATTACATTAATAGCAGAACCAGCCAATGCACCAAATAAAGGACCACCTAATGGGAATATAGTACCAAGAACAGCACCTGCAGCACCACCTTGCACACCAGCACCCATATTCTTTTTAGCAAAGTCATTAAATTGAGAAGCTGCTTTTCTAGGATCTATACCAAAAGCTTGTTCTGAGAATGTCATTAATGGATCTATACCGATCGCACCAGATACTCTTCTAGTAGCTCTTTCAATTCCTCTAGTAAAGAAGTTTCCTTTATTTTTAAGCTTAGCTTCAGTAACAGCTTGCTCATGAGCTCCAAGTTGTTCAACAATCTCTAAATCACTAGTACCACCTGCATGGTGTCCTATATTAGAAATTAATCTACGTTTGAAGTCTTTCTCTTCGGATAATTGTTGTCCTAAGTTAACACTATCTCTTTCAGGATTGAAAGGATTCATATTAGCAGGAATAACCAATTCACCTTTGTGAAGAGTAGTTAGAGTTACATTACCTTTAGAAGGATTAACATATTTAATCCCGCTAGCATGGTGTTGAATACCTCGTTCAGCTTCTGCTAACTTAGCAAGTCTAGATTTTACTTTACCTCTTTGAGCAACGTATTGATTAATAGCATCGGAATTGTACCTTCTACCACCGATTAAATCATCAATACCAAAGAATTGGGCTGCTTCCATACCGCTACTTTGAACAGCATCTTTAGCATATCCGTATAATCCTTGAACGCCTTGTTTAGCATTTTCTTTAACGAAGTTTGCACCACGTCTAACCTTAGCTTTAGCAGCTGCTATACCTCTATCGATATCAAAGCCAAACCAATCTTTAGCAAATCCTTTGATTTTATCAGGGAGTGTTTTTGCTAATTTATCTCTAAGTTTACCTAAGATATCGTTAATTTGTCTATTAAGGTTATTAGTAATTTCCTTCATATCATGGATCATTACATTGAATAAACCTTTTACAGGTTTGCCATCTTCATCCTTGATATTAGTATTCTTACCGAAAAGCATATCATGGATAAATTCATCAGCACCAGCAATTACTGTTGTAAGTAATCCTGCAGGAGCTTTGAATATACCTTGTACACCTTGCTGAATAGTCTGTAGTTTATCACCAACTGTACTAGACTTGATTACATCATCTAAGAAACTAGTGGCTTTATTACTAAGAGTATCAGCTAATTTACCTTTTCCTTTAGTTCTATCTTTATATCCTTGACCATGGAGAGCTTTCATAGCCCTTGTTAATTCTTCATCTAAAGAATTAGCTACGTCTCCACTCATACCACCAGCAGTAGTAGTTTCTACTACAGAGGACTTAATAGATTTTTCTTTTTGTTTTAATTGTCTAGCAAATGCTTGATCTAAAGCAGTAATAGGGTCAGCTTTTCCGCCTCTCCTACGTCCACCACCAAGACTTCCAGCACCAGATGCAATTAAGTTTCTGATATGGAATAATTCTTTGTAGATATTATATTGGTAATCATATAAAGACATACCATATTTATCTTTATATCTTGCATTTGGTGGTATAAAGTTACTAGCAATATATTCACCACCTATGGAGGTTTTAATACCACCATTAGTAGCTTCATGTAATAACCCTTGACCAGAAGCATAGGTGTTTTCGATCATTCTTGATTTAACAGCTAAGCCACTACTAATCTTACTTTGTAACTGACCTAATTGACCAGATGCTCTAAACATATTCATCACAAGATCAAAGGTTTCTTGAGAAGTATCTTTGCTCTTGTATTGATTATCTCTATTTTTATATTTGGTTAGTACCCTTTCTATATCCCTTGGATTGAAAGTACCATTCTTCCAAACACCATCCATCAATTTATTAGCTACAGAAATGATCTCTTTCTTTCGCTTGTTGTATTCTTGCTTATCAGAAGTTCCTAGATCACTATAAACTACTGCATTTGCAATAGACTCTCTGAGTTTTTCAAATGCTTCACGTTTTAATTGTGTATCCATATGCTTCTGAACATTAGCAGCAGCAAGTTCAGTAGTCCATCTACCAGTTTGATAATTAAATACCCTAGCAGCTTCTCCAGTAAGAGCAGATTCTATTTTTCTTAAGTATCCAGGAATTACTTCTACTAAAGATTTTTGAGCAATACCATTCCAGGCAATAGCTCCTTTATTGTAATTACTACTTTCAAAATCTTTTAAGAAGTCTTTATATTCCTCTTTAACACCAAAGATTCTAGCAAGCTCTTTACTCATTCCTTTCTTGCCATTACCCAAATCAAATAGTTGGGCTAGGGCAGATTGGAAGTAACCGCTTAAGTTTTTATCAAAGTTACCAATAGCTTTCTTTAGATCTTTACCCATTGCCATACTGATACCACCCTTAGCAACAGCTTTCATAGGGTTACCAGTATATTCGGCAATCATCATAGGGAGAGCGGAGTACATCATTTTTATTGTATCTAATGTACCACCATCTTTGTTAGCTTGTTTTTCGATGTGTTTAAAATAGTTTTCTAAACTAAACCCATCTTTACTAAATACCCTATTAGATCTGGCTTGGTTTCTATGCTCTTTAGTATCGAAAGAGTCTTTGTATACACTACGCTGTATATCAATGAGCTCTTTTAATATAGCATTATTTTCAGCTGTAAGATTACTCATAGTTTCAAAATACTGTGTAGCATTTTGAGTATAAGTAAGCATTACTTTATTATTAAACTCTATCAATGAGTTAACGCCCTGACCTAGCATTTCAAAGCCATTAGTCATGACACCAATTTGTCTTTCTCCCTGTGCAAATTGTGCATGAGAGATAGCCTTTTGGTTTTTAAGCTGAACATCTGTTGTTTCAGCTATAACTCTAGATAGAGAACTTGTATTAGCTCTTAACTGACCAGAAATCATAGATGCTACTACAGCATCGCCACGGGATATTTTAGAACCCGGATTTTCTTCGTCAGTATCATCGAAATCTTCCATCAAGTCGCCAAACATGTCGGACATCATGTCCATCATCATTTTTTGTTGGGCTTTAGCAACACTTTCGTTTTCATGATAGAAGTTACCAGTTGTGAGTTCTCTTTTTAGATTCCTAAACGTGTCATTGACAGGTTTGAAAATAAATTGCTCTCTAAGATTCTTCATTTTAAGACCGACAGCTTGTCTAGAGCCTACGATCTCTTTAAAAGAATTCTTAGCATAGTCCTTATTATTCTCAATCATCTTAGTTGTCACAGGAGCTTGTTCTTTAAGAACTTCTACTGCAGCAAATTTTAATGATTTACCTAATCTCTTCGTATAGGCTAGAATAGAGTTTTTTGCCATAAAAGACTTGTCCTCCTTTCTTTAGCATTACGCTGATGTCTTAATTAGACATAATGATCCCCACTACAGAACTTAATCTGTAGTGGGATGTTCATTGTGTTTGCGGGAATGCTCCAGATATACCAGCTTAGTATATCAAAAGGTAGAACTGGGTCTAGCTTTTTAGAAGATAACTATTTATCTTCAGCCTCATCTTGTTTCTCAAACTTATTGAATGTTCTTCCTTCAGTATCATTCCAGAAACGAGATTGCTTGGTTGGATCAATTTCTTTCCAATTATCTTCTTTCATCTCTTCAATAGTAGCCTTACGGAAAGCTGGTACAGAAATGAATGTAATACGGAATTTATACTTAATGGAAGCAGATTTTCTATCGAAAACTGTTCTCCAACCAAGGGCAATATTAGAATCTGTTTTAAATCCTACTTCTTTAGAATTAATGCTAAAGGATAATGTATTAGGATAGTTCTCATTAGAGATAGATGGGATATTATTAGCAATACTATTCATCATAGCTTTAAGTACTGCTGCTTCTATTGCTGTATCACCGCAGTATGCTTTTAATTCTGGAATAGCTTTGATAACTGTAGTATAAGCATCTTCGAATGTATCGAAAGTTTTTGTAAGGTTAATTACAGTAGGTTTTATATTGAATTTTCCTTTAACAAAGTTAGACATTATTAGTTCTCCTCTTTGGTAGTATCTTCTTCTTTTTCTAATTCTTTATATTTTTCTGCTTTATCTAAAATAGATCGAGCATCATCGATATTCTTAACTTCCATATCAGTAATCTCTACTTCTTCACCAAGATCTTCATCTATATCTTTTAATTCTTGATTTGATAAGAAGATTTCATTAGGATGGAATCTATTAGAAATGTCTTTATTATTTGGTGTTAATGCAATGAATGCTATTCTTGCAAAGATATCTGGGAATTGATCGTCTTCATTGATTGTGAAGTTATTATTTAATTCATCAATCAAATACTTAATAAGAGATTCGGTAACGATTTGTACTTCACGTTGTGCAGCTTTATGTGCTCTAATATCAATAAAGTGAGCAAGTTGTTCAATAGTAAAAGTCATCATGAGTTTAGTAGTTACATTCATAGGTAACCAAGCTCTTGCATCTTCTTTTACAATCTTATTATCCAATGCATATTGATAAGTTTCAAATGGATCGATACTTCTTAGATATGCAGCAGTATTTGCATCTAGATCTTTATATCTTTCTGGATAAGTATCTAGAGGATTTACAAATTGAGATAGATCCGTTTGATGAGTTACATATCTTTGAGACTCTTGGGAGATAGCAACTCTATGACGAGTCATTTGATTAGCACATGCTCTAGAAATATCATGGAATACGAAAGACATAGTAGCAATTTTAAATAGATCTTTTATATCAAATCCATATTGTTTAATGTATTCAAATATCTTTAATAGATATTTATCTTTTCTATGAAGATAATCTACTAATTTACCAAACCATTCTTCAGTATTGGTTTCGAACTCATCTGCTACGGTATCATAATTATTAGGAGATTCTAGTTTTTCATATTCATATCTATGCTGAGTTACTTTAGAAATAATTTCTTTTGTAGCAACTTCTGGTTCATAAATGCAATCTTCTTCATCGATCAATCCATCTTCAATATATTGCTGAAGGATTTCTTTTTCAAAAGAAGCACACATGATATTCTTAACTGTTTTTACAAATGGATTTTCTTCAGAGCATTCTCTAATAATATGACCTAGTGCTCTAGATGATCCACTAATAAGTATTGCTATAGAAAGATTGCTCTGTTCTTTAATAGATACTTTACAATAAGTAGTATAAGATAAGAATTCTGATAAGTAATTCACATAATTAGTTGTGAAAGAAGCATAAGCTGGAATTTTAATAATTGCAATTACATTGGTATGCTCAAAAGGAGATTCATGGCCTCTAGCTCCCATTCTAGAGCAATATGACTTTTGTTTATCATATCCAGAATCTGGTAACATTCCAACACAAATTCTTCCAGATCTATTTAATAGATATACATTATCAGAGATATCTACTATTTCAAATTCTGGAGTTGGTACTACTTGCAATCTTCCATCTTCAGTCATTTTAGGATCTGTAGTCCACTTATCACTTGTTTTATTAGTTTTCACGATATCAGTTAGTTTGTCTATTAGTCCCATTTTACTAGTTCTCCTCTTATAAGGGAATATAAAGTTATAGCTATAAGTATCTTATAAAAAAGTCAATGTATTTATATAAAATTAAAAGAAAACCCTAGAACCATTACGGCTCTAGGGCATGAATTAGAATTATTAATCGACTAATTTATGAGAATCATAAAGTCTTCCACATGGGTCCATAAAGGAATCATACAAATCATCATAATCATAAGTCAAATGATGAGTTCCTTCATTTCTATGGTGATGATATGGTCCTCCATAATAATCACCTCTCCAACCATTTTCTCTACCTTCATAATCATATAGTGGAGGATAAATAGGAGGTCTGCATACTCCATATTCATGATCACATTGGCAATCTGGTTTCCCAGATTTAGGAGCATATACATATTCAGATTTTCTTCTAGGATGGCATTCATGGATTTCATGAATAGTATTTCCTGGATTGAATCTTTCGTATCTATCTGTACCCATAATCAATTTATTGCTATTTGGATCATAATAATATCCATCGTAGAATGGTTCATTGACTTCATCATACTGACCATCGCTATGGATCAAAACACATGGGATATTGTTTTGTTTACATAGTTTGATGATAGGATAGATAGCAGATGCTCTATAAACAATATTATTATCCATAAAGATAATTACTCTATCTAATTTAGAAGTATTAGAATATGGATGGAAGTTTTCTAAAGCACACAAGAAATCACCAATGCAATGTCTCATAGCAGCAGGATTTCTAAAATCAGATACTAGTGGAGATTTATGCATGTGATCATAATCAACTCCATACATATGAGCAATCTTTTCTACATCAAAATCAGATCTAGGAGACCCTCCATAGATAACTTCTAAGTTCATTCTTCTATAGTATCTTTCAAAGAATGTAGTAAGAGTTCTAGTAACTACATATGGTTCATATCTCCATAATGGATCTACTACAATAGCAACTCTTCCATATGGTTTAGGAGGAAGTGCTTTTGCATTTTTACCACATTCGCAATTAGTCCAATTATCCATAATAGGATTTGGATTGCCTTGTACATTGACGGAGCAAGAGAATTCTGCTTCAGCTGTTACATCAAACCAGTTAAGCATGAATTCATCTTCTTTAGTCAGCTTATCATTGCAGCAACATTTATTCATGGTTGCACTCGCATTCCTTTCTTCTTTTACGAATAGATCCTCCTAATCGATATTCTCTCTTAGTTTCTTTTACATAAACCTTCATACCAGGTTTAAGCATTTCTCTAGGAATATCTAATAGGTCATTCATAGAATCTACTACTAAGAAATCATCTGTTGGTTCTGGTTTGATATATTTATCGTTTAGAATATGAATTTCAGAATAGATATCTTCTAATTGTCTATTACCAGTAATTACACTACTAGGAATATCTTTATAGCATCCATTTACGATAACTGGTACTGTAACAGATCCTTCGAATCCTTCTTCATAAGGAATTACAATATCTATTAATCCATTAAACTGTCTGAATGTATGATAGTGAGATAAGAATACAGTACCATCAATTTCAGGAGTTACATAATCGTGCATATGAACTACACCATCTAATAGATCATAGTTTTCATATTCTGGATCAATTTGTAAATCACCAAGGAGTTCTTTGATATAATCATCTACTGTAATAGATGCAGCAAATTCTGTATTAGAAGTACATGGTACTAGCATCTTAGAATACATCGAATAGATATATTGGTTAGATTGAATTCCTACTCTACCATATAGATATAATTGTCTTACATTCTTATCAGTAATATCTAGATCACATTTTAGATCATAATTACTAATAGTAGCTAGATAGATAAGATCATCTACAACAAACAAAGTTCTATTAAATGTATCAGCATTTAAATCAACGTTAGAATTGATATCAGTAGAAGACCAGAAATCTTTTACTGTAATTTGTGATGGTATGGAATTAGAAATAGATTCTTCTAATTGAGCTTCAGTATATTCTAAATTACAATTTTTTAGAATATCTAATGCTCTAATAGATGGAACTGTAATAGCACCAGTGAACCAAGTCTTATCATGTTCTATATCTGGATTGTTATCATCTTCAATAAAATTAGCTTGTAGTTTTACACTAGAATCTAGATCAGTATAATCAACTTCTTTATCAAAGATCATTTGACCTTTAAGGTCTGGGAATAGTCTATAAGTAGACTCTTCTAGATTAGTTTCACCATTAATATCAATCTGATTCTGATCATCAATATATTTCTTACCAATAGAGAAATCACCTTGGATATCTTTAACCACATCTGTAGGTGTATGGGTAAGTTTACCTTTGATCATTGCAATGTATTCTACAAAGGCATTATTCTTAACTGTAATACTTGCAGGAATGTCGTATGCATGCCAACCTCCTACAAAGAAGAACTCTCCTTTAAGTATAAATTGCTTGAATCTGATTCGATTGGTTTCATCAAAATTTTCGATATCTGGCATTTTGTAGCCTCCCAATCTTATAAAAAATTTAGCTAAATTTTGTATTATAATGATGTGATAAAGTAATCCATAGAGTCAATTAAGACTCTATGGATATTTGTTGTATTAGTTATCAAATCTCGTATCAATCATTTCTACAAATCTGTATCCAAGAATAACATTCTCTGATTTATTAGAGTAGCAGAAACAATAATAATCTTTTAAATTAATATGGAAATCTGTTACTAAAGATTGGACTGTTCCTTCGTCAATACCCTTCTCAAGATTGTTATTTCTAATCATATCATTCAGTATTTCTACTGCATGAACTTTACTATCAAATATTACAGGTACTACTAGTAGTCCTATAATACATCTTTTAAGTTTGATTTGAAATGTATCTTTGATCAATACAAGATTTTTAGATTCCATAATTAGATACCTCTTAGATCTTATAGATGATCTGTAGGAGCTATTACATCTGGTTCTTTTTCTACAGGAGGGATATCAGATGGTCTTGGTTCATCATCCATGCTAGGAGGATCAGCAGGGCTAGGCATACCAATGCCATAGAAGTGATGCCAGATGATAGATTCTCTGCTAAAGATGTTTTTATCCACATCTGCTGGTTTAGGTAGTCCCATACCATAATATCTACGATATGCTACAGATTGATCAGTATATGGATTTGTATCAAAATCAGAAGGTTTAGGAATACCAAGATTATAGAATTTTCTATAGATAACACAGTATTCATCTTTGTAAGGGTTTTCATCATATCCTTCTGGTTTAGGTAATTCCATAGAGTGATATTTTCTATAAGCAATAGATTCATCACTATAAGGATTAGTTTCTAAATCATCTGGTTTAGCTGGTGCTGTTTTAGATCCTTTAGTAGTTTCATCATCTTCTGGATTATACAAGTATTCGAATTTAAAACCTACTAGAAGTTCTTCATTATCGATTTTTACACCAACAACTGCTTCATATAGATCTTCTGCATCTTCACGATTTTCTACACCAACAGCATTAGCTAGTAAGAATACATCGTTTTGAGTTGTTTCAAAATAACGATCATCTTTTACATAATCAGCTACTAGATCTAATAGTTTTGCTGTTGCTCGTTCTTCATTATCGAATACAAACATTGTAGTCAGTTTAGTATCTTCCATTAGATCATTTTTGGTTTTATTGAGAGTATCATTAGTAATAACAATCATTTCTGCCATATTATCTTATACTTCCTTTCTTTATAAAATTTATAATTTGATTCTAAAATCTAGAACTACTTAATTGTCAATCTTTAATCTCCAATAAAAAAATAAGGCCTTTGGCTATTCGGGTCGTGGGTTGATGGCAAAGCCAAAAAACCCACAATCCCCCATCTAGTATATAAATATATATTATAGAAGTCATTATAGATAGAATCATATAGATATAGTATTATACTTAACCATATAGACTATCACCCTCTTAGGTGCATAGTACTAATCTAATATAGATAATATATTAGATTTAATCACTATTGTTTAATCAAACTTAGGTTTGATTTATATCAGAAACTGATAACGAACTTTTTCTTCTATAATATATTATTGAAATTTGGTTTACCCCAACATACATTGAAAATTTTCGATATACTCTAGAGAAAAAAATAAAAGAGATGAGTAATTAAACCCATCTCTTTTAATACTAATTATTTAACTTCATAACGATCTATAGCAAAAGTAGTCTTACTATCTTCTTCTGGAAATTCATCATTCTTATAGAATAAATCTACAGAATAGATTCTCTTAGCATCAGAGTTATTATCAATAAAAGGATATTCTGGTTCAACACCAAATTCTGCCTTTTCTTTTTCTACCAACTCAGTTACATAATCGATAGCCTTTTGTTTATCTTCGAATATATCTAGAACTTCTGGAGCTGAATAATATGTAGGACCATCGTATTCTTCTACTTTTGTTACAAGATAATTGTATTTCTTAGTCATAGTTTTATCTCCTTGGTTGTAGAATATGTCTCTTACTGAAAACATATATGCTTTGTCATTAATCTTAAAAGATACAGGTTTGATCTTTTTATCATTAGAAGCTACAGGGCTATAGAAGTACTTATTTATTTCTTTTACTTCATGATCTTCTAAATATTCAGCACCTTCACCGAACTTTTGATCGAAAAATTTATTTAATTCATCAAATGCTTCATTTACACTTCTAAATGCTTTATTACGCCAAATAATACCAAACTTATTTTCTATCCCATGGTCAATACCTGGACGTTTATTTGTATTTAAGTTATAAATAGATTCCACAACAATCGTTGCTGTTTCTTTTAATTCATGCTTCGCCAACTTCACCATATTTATTGTCCTCCTTAAAGGTTAAAGTGAGTATGAGATTTATACAATGCCCTATCTTTCAATGTATTATGTCATACTAGAAACTATATCATCGAACTCCATTAACCCTTTATAATAATCTCATTACCCCTGTTATTTCCTCCTTTCTTTTTGAGATTATTATATTATGATGTAAGTCTTGTTATAAAACTAACACCATTATTATAATATATAATCATATTAAAAATTAAAAAAATAGAGATAGGATTTGATCCATATCTCTATTTATAATTAATCCACTAGTACTACTTCTCTAACAACATAGCAATGTGCTATATTATTTAATTTATACCCTTTGCGAGCATGAGAAGAAACTACTTCTTTATAGTGATCATTAATATTTTTAATTTCTTCTTCTGTGAGATTAACTGCACCATTTATTTTCCTTTGAATACTAACGTGCTTCTCTAATACATCAAATGCAGCATTCGCATCTTTAAAAACTCTATTATAAAATAATTGATGAAGCTTATTAGCGGATCCATTATTAGCCCCTTCATCAAAATTATAAGTAGTTTCTAAAATCAAATATACCTTTGGCATCTCTTCCATTTTACCAACCTCCAAAAAGAAAAAAGAGATAGGAACTAAGTCCTATCTCTTATTATTTTAATCTAAATCAATTTCGACAACGTAGAATGTGTATATTACATTTCCTACTTTACCATTTTTAGTATAGACTACTTTATCGCCATACCCGATATCGATTTCCCTTGCTTCGTCTTCTGGCACTTCTTTATGACCACCTTCAACTTCAAAGAATTTATCAATGCGGTTTATAGCTTCTTCTTTTGTTTTATAACATTTCAATTCAAAGAAAGAACCATCATCTTCAAATACAATTACTTTACCTTTGATGGTTTTATCATATTCTGCAATATAGACCGAATTGAATAATACATAACCTTTTTCCATAATATACCTCCTACTTTCCAAATGGAGTAGTTTTTAAGATATCAATAGCCATAACTTTATAAGTTGCTATTACATTCTCCATTTCGAATACTTTATAATATTTTAATCGTCCAGCTAGTTCATCTACATTTGGAAGTTTATGAAGAATATTTTCATCATTGACTTCTTTAGCAGATTTCTGTAAAGATTCAACCATCTCAATTGCTGCCTCTTCTGTGGCATATGCTACAATACCAAGCAGCCTATCATTATCTAATTGCTTTAGCTTATAATCTTCACCGAAAATGAACCATGGCTTGGTATATAAACTTTCCAAAATTACATAACACTTATCCATATTACATTCCTCCTTAGTCTTGATCATATAGATTAATTCCAGAATCTATTAGATCGCCACTTTCATTAGAAATCGAAAATGCATAGATATTTTCAGTTTCTGTATCAATATAAATTTGATAGAATTTGCTTAGTTCAATTCCAGAAACACGTTCCAAAGTATTTAATCTATCTCTTGGAGGAAGATCTTCTAACCCCATATTGTCACGTTCATAATATACTCTATCAAGAGCTGCATCGAACGCATCATCTTCTGACATAGATTGAGTACCATCTTCATTAGGTTCATACTCATAAGGACCAAATTTCATTTCTTCATCGAATTCATCATTCGTATCCAATACAAACATTTTTACATATATAGCTTCCATAATTACTTCTCCTCTTTCTTATAATGGTACTTTATATTCATGCACTCTAAATCCAATAACGGAATTATTGAATCTATCATATAAAAATCCACTATACTCATCCATATCATGATTGGAATATTTTCTAAAATATTTGATTTTGTTATTATATGCCATTACATACTGTTGATTGTGCCTAAAATTGCCATTTACAGTTTGTTTCAGAATATCATTGATACTTGTATCTTCTTTACGACGATAAGTAAATTTATCCATACCTTCAGTATCTGTACATTCGATGAAATTATTATCATCTAAAAATAGTTTATCTATACAAACAGATACCATAGTTTTTGAGCAATGATTAATAATATAATTATCTACACTTTTACTTATACTTTTACGTATTGCATCTATATTAATAGATTTAAAAAGTGGTGCTAATAAATTTTTCATAGTTACACCTCACCCTTAATAGATTCAATTTCACGACCAATATAAGTACCATCTTCTTCAAAAACATATGGAGATAAAATTGCACCATTTTTATCCATTACAAATATACCATACATGATATTATCTTTTTCAATAATACCGAAGTAATTGTAAAAATGACGGGATAAAACCTGATCTTTTTGATGAATTATTTTATTAACCCTATCGGATTCTTCAAAGAATATTTTAATATTTTCTTTATTATCTACTTTGGAATAATTTGCCAATCCGTAGAAATATTCTTTAATCCATTTTTGGATTTCATAGATAATATGATAAATACCGTATTTTTCAGGAACTTCAATTTCAATATCCCACATTCGATGATCATCAATCCATGGTAGTCCACCGACTTCGAATTTACCTGTTGTTTTGTTTAACATATCTAATGCTAAAGTAAAAGTTTGCTTTTCCATTTTGCCTTTCCTTTCGTTGTTAATAATGGAAACCAAAAAAGATATAAGCTCAGGATCAAAATGTTTTATCCGATATTCTTATATCATAATTATAGTATATAATTATATTGTATTTTGAGCTAGACTTCTAATTAAATCTTTAAGTAACTTGTAAAGGAGAATCGAACTATGTATACGATAAATATATACCACATTTTTGATAAACTATCCGATGGTGTAAAGAACAATTATATTTGCGAAAATGATAAAGAGCTAGCAAGATCTTTAAAGATTCAATTATCTAATGCTAATACGATTGAAAATGACGATGTTACCATTAACTTATTTACTTTCATTGAAGGAGAGTATAGTTATGGTAACTTAATAGCTAGAACTAATGCTTTAAAAGAAGTTATTGACGAAAATGACTCTTATAAAATAGATGATGTAGAAAATAACTACTCTATTACAAACTATCTAATCGGTATGGATGGAGTAATCTATAATATGAGAGATTACAAATCCGTTATGGATAATAAAGATACTATTCGTTCTTTAGGAATACAGAAAGTTTCCCAAGATCCAACTAAATACCGTAAAGATGCAGAAGCGGAATTAAATAAAAAATCTACTAAATTGAATCTGCTAAAAGAGATTCAAAACTTAGTTATTCTTACTACTGTATACGAAATCTTGGAAGATGATGCTGAAAAGAAAAAAGATGAAATAGATGAGTATGCAGAAGAAAATATCAAAGAAAACTATATCAGCGAATTTGATATGATCTTAGATAAGATGGATAGATTATTCCCTGATAGTGATGATATTGAAATCACTGGTGTGGAATATAATGGTAAGAAGATTACTACAGATGAATTCACTCAAGAATTAAGCACTCATAGATATCCAGGATATTATGAAAAACAAGTTCCTATTGAAGATACTCTAGAAGATAGCTATACAATTTACACTACAAGAGGTATTGTTAAGAAATCTCCTTCTACTGATATTTATGATATGAATATTGAGATAGAAGAAACTGAAAAATAGTTATATACTATATTTGTGATAGCATTATAAACTAGTGTTTCTTCCACTCCACCACGGAAGTAAAATGTGGTTACTATAGGACGTTGTTTCGCATATCAATCCTAGCAGTGTAAAAACGGTATGTAAAAAGAATATACTCAAAAGGTATATTCTTTTTTTGTTTAAATCAATAATTTTAGACAAAGAATGGGAGTAGAGCGTAATGCTCTACTCCTTATTTTTTTTTATTACAGATCAGCTAATATTTCATTCAGCATTCTTGGTTTGATGCCTAGTTCTTCTTGGCATTGACGAGAAGTTTCTAAAACAAGTTTATTTAATAAACCTTGTAGCAATGCAGATGGAACCATACGACCCATTACACCAGAGATAGTAAGGAATGCATTTACATATTCATCTTTACGATAATCAGTAAATGCTTCTTCACCTTTAGGAACGATGTAAGAGTTTACACCTTTAAGAGCTTGAGAGAATACCAGTTTATCACCAATACCAAACTTATCATTTACTTCAATATAGAATTCAATACGAACACCATCGAGATGTTTCAATTTACCTTCTGCAGGAAGTTTGCTTGTTGCTTCTAGAGTATATTCTTTATCTACTCCATTCTTTCTCATAATCTTTTTAAGTTTATTGATTCTAGCATCATACTCTTTTACTATCTTCAATAATGTAGGAGAAAGTTCTTCATCATCACAAGTTCTGTAAATTCTAATATCAGTAATTTGACCAGTCATCTTAGCTCTCACTGGTTTACGTCCTAGATCTGATAAACCATCAGCATTATCATCAGTAATATTTTTCAATAACTCATTTGCTTCTTTTTCATCAAATGCATCTTGGAAAATAAGTAAAGGATCGCCTTCTTGAACATGATCACCAACGGATACCATATTATACACGTTAGAGTTCTTATCAAGAGATACATCTTTTTGTACGTCTACTTTAGATTCTAATGCTTCAGAGATAGAGTTATCAACCACACAAGAGTCTTCATAACCTAAGTCTGTATTCATAATAGCAACCTTAGCTAAAGTACCCATGTTATAAGAAATATTAAATGGACTAGAACCCTTGCCTCTATTACCAATTGCATTAGAATAGGATTGCTTATCATACGCTATTATATCATTACCCTCAATCTTTTGACCAACCTTTACTGTTGGATCTAGTTTAATGGTAATATAGAAACCACCATCAGAGTTCTTTTGAATATTGGTTCTAAGATCAATGAAGTCTCTTTCCTTTGTCTTAGAATCTTCGATGATCATATAATCCTTAGTAATTTCCTTTACTACGGCTTTTTCAAATGGGCATTTATATGCAAACTTATTAGAAGTAAGATATGGTAATGCTTCATCGGCACCAGTAGTAATAAGAGCAGGCATAGATTTCTTAACCAACATTTGATGTTGTGCTGTTTGAGTGAATGCCATTGCTGTACGGAATGGATCATCATGATTAATAGCTAATGGAGATAATGCTTCCATAACAGAGAATGTATTTAAGTTATTCAACTCTTCTGGTTTCTTAGGAGTAATAAATCCACGTTTGTTTCTAACGCCAGCATCAATTACAGTTTGTCTATTAATACCTACTGTAGAAGCAAAGCCTGTAGACATACCAAGAACACCAAGCATTGTCTTATCATAACCACGTTTATCAAGACCAAAAGATCTTTCAGAGTTCATACCTGATAAACCTTTGAATGTAACTTTAGAAGAAGTTTCTGCTTCTAATAAAGGATTCAAAGTAGATAAGTCAGAAGATGTTTGATCATGTGTTAAGATAGAATCAATAACTGCAGATCTCTTAGCAGAGAAAGTAGCTTGACCTTTACTTCTCTTAATCATAGTTCTATAAGCACCGTATGCTTTAGCAAGAACTTGATATAAGTGACCAACAATAACTTCATTAGTTCTTAAACGATTACCAGTAATATCAGTATGGCGGTTGAACTTATTGTCTACTAATAAATCATTACCATAGATCATGAGATCAATATAATTATCTGGCACATTTAAAGTCTTACAGATTTCTTTAGTAATAGGATCGATCATTAAATCGTAGAAGTTATCAAAACCATCTGCTTTAATTCTACCACCGAAATCATCTAAGATATCTAACCACATATCTTTACCATTGATTTCTTTGATTGAATAATCATTGAAATCACATTGCATCAATCCATTCATAAGCATATTATGACCAGGATCATCAGAGTAGTATGCTAGATAACCATCTTTGAATTTGATATAAGTAGTATCTCTAGATGGACGAGTTTCTTGGAATTCATATTTAATTCCAACTCTATTCAATAATCTTTGCAAGCCGATATTATATGATAAGAGAATAACTACAGGTATTTTCGTATTCATGATAGAAGCTTCTGAGTACATTAATCTCTTAGCTACAGAAACAGTTCTATAGATTTTATCAAACTCACCAGACTTATCGTGATTTCTTAAGATATTTAAAATACCCATATCCACACTAGTATCAATAAATGGAACTCTTTTACCATTAACTACATAGCAGGCAATATATTTATTAGCAAGCATTTCATCAGTAGCTTTAGATTCTGGAGAACCAACTGGGAAATAGGATTTGTCAAATGGAATTTTAGATAGTTCGTCCATGTTGAAAGAGATATAAGAACCATCTTTGAATTTGATCTTAGAATACATAGATGCCAAGTCAATAAATTCCATAGGTAATTCGTATTTCAAACAAATCTTTCTATTATCACCATCAGTGACTTTAATATCGTTACCTTCATACTTAGTTAAAGTCTTTACGATTTTATTAATAATAGGAGAAGATTTAGATAAACCACTTGGAGATTTTCTATAGATAAATACCTTAGAATAGTTAGATACTAATTGAACAGCATCACCATCTGTTTTTACAATTGGTAAAAGCATCAATTGACCAATAAGCGTTTTTTCATTACCTCTTAATTTCATAAATCGATTATTAATCAATCTAGGAATATCTAGAGTCATTGTAAAACGTTTACCAGTTTCAGCATCTTCATAATGACAAGTCCAAGTATCGATATAATCTTCAGATGTAGAAGTGTTTTCTGATTTGATATCGACGATATTCATAGGATGGCTCACATTAATAAAGTGACTAAACATCGCTACTATATCTGGATCCATCTTATACTCTTTATTGAAATTAGCAAACTTTACTTTCTTCCAAGATTCATCCATAGAGTCGATTTTGATTTCAGCAGGTTTGATATCATCATTCTTTTGGAACTCTTCCATAAGTTTAGCAACAGATTTACCATTAACTTCTTTTGTGAGAAGTTTCTTTTGGGTTTCTTCCATTCTAGACTTACGGGCTTTATTCATCTTGATACCATCTTCAGATTGAAGGTCAAGAAGTACATCTTTTAACCATTCATTATCTTTATCATCTGGATCATTCTTTTCAAGAGTTTCCATAGCATCTTTAGTAGTGGTGGACTTAGAGGCTATTTTATCAAGCTTATTTACTAGAGCAGCTTTCTTAATTTCAGGGTCTTTGGTCAAACTAGGATCATCTAGTACACCCATTTTCTCTAAATCATCTTTTGATAACTCTTTTGTACCACCAGTTAAGTTAGTTAAAGTGATGCCACCCTTTTCTAATTTATCTGTAAGCTGAGCAACAATTGCTTGTCTAGAATCATGATTGATCTCTTCAATACCAGTATATTCACCACTAAGAATATTATTTGTAAGAGATACAAATTTATTCAAATGATTCATATCCATCATATTGAAATCTACAGTGAAGTATCCATTATCGCCAGTAAATAAGATAGTATAATCTTTCCATGCTTGTAATTTAGATGGATTGATTTTTACTGTTCTATAGATGAATGAGAATGGATTAGAAGAATTCTTATAATCAAAGATACTTGTATCTGGTACAGCCTTCTTCCAATCAGTTACTGGAATAATAATTGTCTTCTTATCATAATTAGAGAATCTTGAATCCATAAGGAATCTATTTAAGAATGTGAAGAATACATCTAATCCTCTATCTCCAGTAAACTTAGTATTGTTCTTATAGAAGATATCTGTATAGAATGACCAATCATAGAATAGGTTTCTATTCTTATAAAGTCTAAGATCAGCGAATGTGTATTTAAGATATCTTACTTCATTTCTAATCTTTTCATAGAACTTCAAACATTCTGCTTGAGATCTCATTCTATTATTATATAAAATCTGTCTAAAGATATTGGTATAGTTATAAGAACCAAATTTAGTAGTTTCTGTTTCTTCATTAATAATAGAATCTACAAATTCTGGATATAGAATCTTATGATATTCTTCTCCTAGTTTATATTCCATACCAGTTTCATTTAGAATAATATCATTATTAGATACAGATTCGTTTAGAGATAAATCCCTTAATAAATAAGAATCATATGCTTCATTATTAATAGAAATATCTCCTTCTTGGTTTAAGTTATTATTAATAATAAGATTTACATTCTTTTCGATGAAGTAAGAATTGAAAATGATATTATTCAACTTAGCAAGTCTATTGTTTAGAATATTAATACTTGATTCAGTATTTGGTGTCATTAGATATACAATAGAATTATGAGTTCTATCTTTAAGATCTATTGGGTAGTAATATTGGCCTCTGTATAATCTAAATGGATTTAATTCATTTAAAAATATTGCCACGTTGGTATCCTCCTTATCTATTGTAAAACATTACCTTGATGTAATCCCACTAATAAATATTATGGGTATATACTATAATTATGATAAGAGGTTATATATCTCAGAGTCACAATTGAGTGACAGGCTATATTTGATCATATGGGTCTCATCTTCAAACTCAACCCATATGATTAAAATTAATATTAATATACTGGAGGTACATTAATATTTGTGATAAACCAGCCAAAAGTAATAAGGATTAACTACACACTTTATCCTCTTATCAAATAAAGGCGATCGGTTCTTGTCTCGATCATTCCGATCGCCTTTTATTTTTTCTTTAAAATATAAAATTATTGTCATGGCAACAATATCGTAATTCAACGATGTATGCTTGAATAAAGTAACTAGAAAAGGTATTAAGATATGGAAAGAACAAAATTCCTTAAAGAGATATCTTCTATGAGTAGAGAAGATATAGATAAGTATCTTCTAAGAAACTGTAATAGAAGAAAGAAAATTTATCCTGTATTAGTATTAAAACCGTATTCTAAAAAGGAGAGTACAAGTGAAAGTAGCGGATCTAATAAAGGAGATTAACGAACAACGATCTCCTAATGATAAAAAAACATATGATACTAAATCACAAAAAGATGAATTGCTTATTATGAAAGCAATGCTTAATGATAAAGAATATAAAGTAGATGTGTATAAAGGAACTGGTATTGATCATAGTTTTTGTCCATCTGAAACTATGAGAAATACAATGAGTTCAGTTATTGCAAATACTACAGGTATTTCTAATCAAGAAGCGCATCGTCTTATGGATAACTATGAATTCAAAACTGGTGAAGCTAGAAATATGATTGAATTCTCTAAAGAATTCATTAATACATATTTACAAACAGGTCGTAAGCTCCCATTAGGTGGTAGAGAAACTTCCAATATTTCTTTATTAAAGAAATCCATAGCCCCAGGATATGTAAAGTATCCAGTAAAGATTGGTGTAGATAAAGATGGTAATGCTATCTGTAAATCTAAAGATATCTTTGTAAATGGATATGATTCGGTAAAAGTCTCTGCTCCTTGTCCTGTTTGGGTTAAAGACAAAAAATAAAAGAACTGTAAGTAATAGTAAATAAGTATTGATAAGATACTCTATAGAAAAATATTTAGATATATCTTTCTCAAAAGGAGGAGCTAAAACACGACATAAATAGCTGGCGAATCCTAAGAAACAAATTTTATGATTAAATATAATATCAAGCCTGATATGACTTGAATCATAATATCTAATAAATATTTATTCATTAGAATTCTCCTTTCCGAGTATCTTATCATATTTATAGTATATAATTATATTATAAAAAAGAATAAGAAGTTCTTTATAAGAAAAATGATAATTTATATCTTCCTTACAAGGAAGAAAATGGAATACATGGCAGTATCATTATCCTTATTAACAAATCAATCATAAAGATTCTCCTTTCCGAGCTTCTTACTAATTATAGCTTATTTACTAATGATCAAATATATCATTGAGGAGGTATATTTGATTTTTTTTTGTGCTATTGACTTTTAACACAAAAAAAGAGTAAGGGATTAACTCCCTTACTCCTCTTATTTTTTTATTAATGATGATGATCGTGTCCACAATGTCCGCAATTACATTCGTGAGAATGTTTTTCACAAGCAGTTACTGTAGGATTTCCTAGGTTAGGATAATTGGAATAATCAAAGACAATTAAATCATCATTGATCATGTCATATGTGAGTTTATGTAATTGATCCACATAATATTGTGAGCAAGTTTTAAGGTAATCTTCTGTATCTTTAAATAGATTAGAATCTTTACCGATTACCATCTCACCTAGAGTATCTTTAATAAGTTCTAATTCTTTTTCATTTCCTTCAAAGATAAGTTTAATAGAACTAGCTGTTTCCATAATCTTTAAAGAATCTAGATTGCTATAAGCCATATCAATAATTAGATCAAATACAAAGTTCTTATTGAATGGATCTACTTCGTTAGGATCTTGATCTTTCAAAACTTCTTCAGAGAAGTCACTTAATCCATGGCGATTATATACAGAGATAGCAGTTAGCTTCTTGCAGATAAGTTCATATCTTCTAGTAAGCATACCAAGTCTAATTAATCTTTCTGCAGCTACTCCTTGGAAGTTGAAAAGATCACTAGTCTTTTTCATTCTATCTTTATAATAATCATAAGTTTCTAAAGTACTGATACCATTACCAATAGCTTTTACAAGAGTATTAATAGCATTAGGTTGTTTTAGATCATCTTTAAATTTAATATCTTTTGTTTCATGATCTACTTCAGTAACTAAATTAGTTTCTTGATCTTTTCTAACTAACTCATCTTTAAAGTCTTTTCTTCTATTTTCGATATCAGACTTAGCAGCATATGTTCTAAATACTATTGTCTTATCTAATTTATCTAGATCGCCAAATCTATTTACATTTTCTTCTATAAAATCATGACTGTATGCTAGAGCATCTTCAATCATTTTTAATTTAGTCTCAGTAGTTTTAGATTCTGATATTGTGTATTTTTCCAAATGATTAGAAACAGTATCCACGATTTCTTTAATATCAAAAATTTGCTTTTCCATAGTCTTGATCTCCTTTTAGATATCATTAAATTTAGCAGTACTTAAATCTATTAGATTTAATTTATTAGCACAATATAAAGCAGCTTTTATTAATGGCTTACTACCATCAGCTCCATCAGATGCTCTCAAGATAGTTTTATAATCATATTGACTTATGCTTATAGATTGTTGTTTATAATTGAATAATACAGGAAGAGATGGTTTAGTTTCAGTCATTTTGAAAGTAATATTACCATCTTTATTCTTATTCATCAATATACCAACTTTTCTTTGTTCTACATCTTTTGATTCAGCATAGTTAGGATTATCGCTTACTTTATTAATTGTGATTAGTAGAATAGTATTTTCATCATCACCATCTTTAAAGGTACTAGTAGCCTTTATAGCATTTTCCTCTGTACTTACAGAATATACATTTCCATCACTATTTAGAAGAATATCTAATTTAGAATCTTTATCTTCATCATTAGGATTAATATCTTCATAGGACTGTAGATATTTTTGCACTGAATAAGTTCCTAATAATGGAAAAGAATGATTATAAAATCCATACCCTATAGAACCTATAATAACAATAATCAATCCTGATACGATTTTCTTCATATTGCTTTTTAGATATCTATTATTATTAAAAAATTCCAATAGAGAATTATAAACAACTTTATTAGAACTGCTACCTATAGAACTCTCTTCGTGACGGCCTATGTGTTTGAATATTTCATTATTCGACTTATTTGCTTTATAAAGGAATTGGTCTGGATTGTATGATTTATTTACTTTGGTTTTATAATCATAAACCTTCTTTACTATATTTGCTAAATCCTTGTTTCCTCTCATTTAAGCATTACCCCTTTAATTAGAACTAACAATAAGATAAAGGATTATTAATCTTAAAATGTGTACTGTATATAAAATAGACCGTATTGTTTTAATATAGATCTCTCTCATGGTGCACACAAAACGTCCTCTCAAATATATACCTATTAAAAATAAAATAAACTCAGAATCATTGTAAATCTCTTTCTTTTCTCATCTCTTACAATAATACGCCGTTTATTTTATTTTCTTTCTGAGTGTTAGTATTACATTTTACGATTATCCTTTAAAATATATCTCAAGAAGAGGTTATTCCTCTTCTTGTTTATTTCTGTGTTTTGGGGAGTATTCGAAATTATATTCAACCTTTCCATTTGGTTTTACTGTAATTGGACTTACAATAATATTTACAACACCATTCTCTATCTTAGGTTCTATTATACCTTTAGAATGAAGATCGCTTAGATATTCAGTGTTGTTATTATTGAAAGTAAACTCATTAAATTCTTTCATAATTTTCCTCCTTTTACGCAAAAAATAAAACATGGTTTGAAAATACTATTCATAGATATAGTATATAACCATTCAACACATTAAAGTAAATTTAATGGAGGTGTTATATTATGGCTTCTTTCAGAGATCTATTTGATCTAGGATTACCAGATATAGTAGAAAACGATACAAATAAAACTGGTAATAATTATTGCATTGGATATCAAGAAATGAATGAACTTGCTGTAAATAAAGGTATTAATAAAACCACTGCTCATCTTATTATTGGAGTAAAAGATCCATCTAATAACTATAAAGCAGCTTACGATCCAGCTACAGCTACATTCAATAAAAGATATTCTCATGATAAATTAAAAGAGATTGATACCCTACCAGTAGGAACTAATTATTCTCCAGAGTATGATCTTATTGATTTAGAGGTATTTAAGTTTAGAAGTAATACAACTTATTTGTTATTACAGAAAGATACAGATGAACAGAAAGGTATCTATATTACAGATCCTATTATGATTACATATCCATATAATGAATAAGAATAGAGTAAGGGAGTTAATCCCTTACTCTTATATTTTATTGAATTTGAATTGTAGCAGAAATTTCTTTTCCAGTAATAGGAACTACTTTAACTGAAGAAGTTAATTCTTGAGAATAGTATTCTACTACTTCAATAGTAGAGTTGATTATACCTTCATTATCAGGTATAATTTGTGGTTGTATAGAAGGTCTAGAACTTAATTGGAAATAATCCGTAGTAGTTTTATCTTCTGCTTCATTATTATACCAGAATAATTTCTTAAGAGACTTATTATACATAAGAACTTTAGACATCATGTATTCTGGAACCGTTCCTATTTCTTCCCAATCATTTCCATTTACTCTTCGATATACTCTATCTTTTTTAAGATGGTAAATTAAATCATCTTGTAAGAATCCAGTTTGAGATAAAATACTTATTTTACATGGATTAGATTGTGTACCAAACCCTATTCTAGATTCATTGGTAAGCATATTTCTCACATTGAGATATTGTTCAGCTGTCCAATATTCTGGAATAGTTGTTGGTAATTCATAGTATAATCTAAAATCTGGATTATCATAATCAATGTGTTCATTAGGGTTGCAAGTTCTTATTTCTAAGAATGGAGTACCATCACGTTTTTTACCACGCTCTATTTCTATTTCTACTGGGCCATAGTTCCATCTAACTGGTTTGATTACTCCATACTCTAATCCTTTAAGAACTAGCATTTTATATTCTTTTGAATTATGATCTCTAATATTATTAGGAGTAAGATCTCCACTATCTCCAGTATATAAATAAGACATAGCATCATACATAATAAACAATGGGCCAGTCTTATGTTGTCCACTATCATTATTACCACATCTTACAACAGATATATCATGTTGTATACCCTTATCATCTGTCATGAATCCGACAATCATAAATATAGGATCATCGTCATCATTATATGGATCTAGTCTAATTTTTACTTTAAAAGATTTATAATAATCTTTTGATAAGAAAGCTGATGTTTCATTACTGTTACGAGGATTTATTATTTGTTGAGTTGTATCATCAAAGTAGTATGCGTTTCTAGCAGCTATCTGACCTTCTGTATTAAGGTTTTGGTTTTTATATTCTGTTGGAAATTTCCAATCCCATATCCCACTTATTCTATCCCAGTTATCAAATATATCCTTCATAGAGAATTTTGAATTCTGTAATAGATTGAAATCATTATCATTGTCTACTACATTACATATATGGAATTCATCATCATATTGTAAGAAATCAGTTTTTCCATTATATTTTAATATTTGACCATCTTTACCAGGACGTGTAAGTTCTTTAAGATCTGGAGGCATTGTAATTCTAGTATAATCAAATACATCATTATACCAATATAGAGTCTTTAATTTTGGATTGTATAAGAATATCTTTTGTGTGAAGTTCTTATTTTCAGATATCTTTTCTTTAAATTCCCATGAGAATTTTTGAGAATTAAAAGAGAATATCTTGTCTTCATATAACGAATATATATCTTCATCATCAAAGATGCCACGTTGATCCATAATAGTAAAACGAGGCTGACCAGAACGACAACCAAATCCAACATGAGAAGGTTCTAAACACATCTTCTTCATATTTTCAAACATTTCATCAGACCAATGTTCTGGTTTCTCATCTGGTAAGGTAAATTCGAAAGTACCTTCTGGCATTGGTTTTTCATCACTACCATCTTTAGTCCATTCTGATGTAGTGAATTTAAAATAATTGCCTTCTCTAAGAGCAGAAATATAAGCGATACAAACACTAGCTCTACTTGCATAATTTGTTGGAAAGGCAGAAGGGCCAACCTCATCAGATAAATCAGTAATAATAAACTGAGTATCATTACCCATATCATAAATAAGGCCCCACCAAAAGGTAGTATCAAATGGTAAATTTCCTATATCTCTATAATTGATTTTATCTCTCCATTTATCTCTAGGATAATTAATAGATGGATTCCCAGGTTTAAATCCTTCAGGACCATAATCACTTCCAGGGATGGGTATATTATAGCCAATTCTATTATAATATCTCTTACCATCTTTGATAAATGATTCTATATTTTTACCACTGCCAGTCCATAAATTACCAGCACCTCTAACTAATGAAAGTGTATGCTCTTTACCATTCTCATCAACCATATAACCAACTACAATCATTAGGTTATCGTCATCCCAACCAACGTCTACCATTGTTTTGATGTAATAAGAATAATAATCAGATGTAGGAGAAATAAATCCTGCTGTTACATGCCCATCATATGTTGCTCTAATACAATTTGTTTTTTTATCAAAAACCCAACCAGTTTGATTTGGATCTAAATAAAGATTGTATTCATAATTATTTAGATTCTGTCCTTCTGGTAAATCTGCAACATTATGGTTTGTTTCATCCAAATATGCACTAGCATAACCATCAAAATGGGCATATCTTTTCCACGTCTTAAATATAGTTTCCATAGAAGTAGGAATTCTTAACATTTCCTCTTCTTTTTCATATTGATTAGAAACTATACGCCTATTAAGAAATTCATCATGTTGATATAAGGACTTCTTTGATAGATTTATTTTTAATACCTGGCCAGATGCAGATTCTTCGTCATCATTTTTAGCCATCTTATATAGCTCTTTTAAATCATCTCTATTTTCTAGAGTAGTTAATCTATCTTTTAATTTATCTATATATTTAGCATTATCATCTATATAACCAATTTGTCTTTCTCTTATTTCTTTTTCAAGATCTTTAAATAATCTTTTTAAGCTAGGGGCTAATTCCTTATAGCTTACTTTGTCTTCATTATTGAAGGCCATATCTTTATTTCCCCCTTATTTAGTACTGTTTGACATATTAAGTAATCGATTACTAAGTTGTCAACTGGAGGTAATTATCCGTGTTTAACTCAGAATATACTATTACCTGGGATGAGATAGCTCCGTCTTTACAACTCTTATTTAAAACTTTGCAATCTGAGATTGTGGATAATCATAATAAGATTATGAAGAATAGAGCTGATATTGATGCGTTAGATAAACGTATCATGGTCCTAGAAAACAGCGATCCTTTTGCTAACCTTTGGTTAACTGGTCAGCAAGGTCAAGTTGTTAAAATTGATAAAAAAGAAAAGAGATTATATCCTCATGATGAGTGGTTATCTCTTAGAGTAGTAGATACTCCACAAGATCTAGAAAAGATGAAGAAAACCAAACCAGATCTTATTAAAACTATTAGAGATACTTGGGTTGGTTATGCTCATTATAATACTAAAGCAGTAGAAGTTCTAGATAATGCTCATTTTGACCCTAGCTTGCAAGAGGGTCAAAATCTAGGAGGTATTCCTTATACAGACTATACTACAAGAAACGTAGGCTGGACTGTTAATAACAAAGGTGAAATCTCTTGTAACTCTAAATCTGTTGTAGTAAGTGGCTTTATGGATCCTAAGCTAATTTATTATAACTATGCATTAGAGTATGCTATTACTATAGATAATAACTCTGGTATGGTTGGTATCTTATTAGGATATAATGTAGATGATAATGGAGTACAACATACCTTATCGTTTGTAAGAGGACCTAGAAATAATACTACTAATAATGAAATATCTTTTGCTGTAGTATATGATCTAGGAAATCCTACTCAAGAAATTCTATCAGATCATACTTTGGAACTTATAGATCCAGATGTAAATAATCCTGATACTAAATTATATGCTAATATCAGAATTGAGAAGAATAATACTCTATTCAAACTTCAATCTACTTTATTTGATCCTAAGAAAGATAACTTAGGAGCTTATAATACATTTGAATATGAATTCAATCCTTTCCAAGGAGATTATAAGAAAGAGACTTTTAATAATCTAACAAAGATGATTAATAACCCAGCTCCTGTTGGTGTTATTGTTAGAAATGCTAGAGCTACTTTCAATCTATTATCTCAAAAAGGTATTTTAGATAATGATGATATCTATGATCTAAGTACAAGAAAACATTATACTTATGATTATAATACTTCTAAGTGGAAAGAAGAAGGCACTATCTCTCAATATTTATCTAATCGTATCTTTGTTTATAATAAAGCTACTAGAAAATTCTTCTTCCACAATTATCCAGGGAAATATACTGAGATGGATTTATTCCAATCTAGTATTTATGAAACGGCTGAAGATGGTCAAGTTATTAAATTAAACAAGACTACTGGTAAAGCATATCCTGATAATGAGTTCCATGTTTTATGTGGATACTTATCAGATGCTGATAAGAGATATATTCAAGATAATATGGCTAATGGCAAGATTCCTAAAGAGCCATTATATGATTTCCCAACTGGTAAGATTTTAGAATATATTAGTGGGAACTGGCAAGCTACTGGCAATATTAAAGATAAGCTTGCTCCTAGAACATTGGTATATAATAAGATCCTTAAAAAACTATTCTTCTATAAAGAAGATGGTACTAATGGGAACAATGTTACTTATATAGAATATTAATGGAGGTTAAACCATTGGCAGGTATAACAACATATAAAGAAATTTATGATGCGGCTAAAAGAGCCAAAGCTGATTTATGGGATCTAGCAGAAAGTAGAGGTAGAGATGTAAAGCTTTACTTACACTGGACTGCTGGTGATTATTATACAAACTATAGAGACTACAATATCTCTATTAATGCAGAAGGTGGATTATATCTATCTGATGATGATTTATCTGATGTATTAGATCATACTTATTATAGAAACTCTGGTGCTATTGGTATTACTATGAACTGCGCTGCTCATGCAACACCAGAAGATCTTGGTCCTTATCCACCTACTAAGAAACAAATTGATGGTATGGCTAAAGTAATATGTGTATTAGCAGATGCTTTAGATCTTACTATTGACAAACAACATGTTCTCACTCATGGTGAAGCAGCAGATAATGAAGATGGTTTAGATCTTTATTATGGAGACTATACTGGTTATGAAAATAACACTTATGGTCCAAAATCTAATGTAGATAGATGGGATTTGGAATTCTTAGGAACTGCAGAATCCCCTATCTATAATCCATATGATGAAACTGGTCATCGTGGTGGTGATATTATTCGTGGTAAAGCAAACTACTTTAGAGCTCATAACTTTACTAAATCTGTAATTGATGGTAAAGAAATGGTATCTGATGAAGTAGGTCCTAATGGCAGACCTTATGCTAAGAATGATATCAATTACTTAGTAAAGGTAGGCTATACAAAAGAAGCTGCTATCAATTTATTAAGCACAGTTGATAAATATACTAAACCATACGATGAATCTATGGTAGCTCCTAATGGTATGGATTATGAAAAGAATGATATCGATTATTTAATGAATAATGGATATACTAAAGAAGCTGCTATCAACTTATTGAAAACTACTGAAAAATATAAAGGTTAATATATAAGGAGCTATTATATGAAATCTATTAATCCTAGATATATTACTAATCTTACTAAGAATATCACCTTATCCTATATTGATGATACAAACAAGACTCCTACTTTAGTAGATATGGGCTCTTGGTTTAGTAAGAATATTAAAGATATCAAAAATATCTCTACTCTAGATAAACTTCCTGAAGATAAAAGAAAGATCTTTGATAATACTATTTATGCATCTAGTGTAAGTTCTTTATTCAGTGATTGTAAGTTATTTACCAATCAAACAGTGAATGACATAATTTCTAAGATCAATATTGACTATATCAATCCTAATGGGTTGGTATGGTTATTCTCTGGATTAGAAGTTATTAGTAAATTGAACTTAGGTATCTGGGACTTTAGTAAATCTCAAGTTTCTAATATGAAAAATATGTTCCAAGGTTGTAAAGGTCTTAAAGAACTTAAAGGCATTAAAAACTTAGTAAATACTAAAGTAACTAATACAAGCTCTATGTTTGAAGACTGTGCTTCTTTAGAAGAAATTGATATCTCCGATTGGGATACTAGTAATGTGGAAGATTTTTCAAGAATGTTCTTAGGGTGCTATAATCTTAAAAAGATTACTGGTGTTATCGATATGAAATCTTGTAAACAATATGCTGGTATGTTTGGTATTAACCAAGGAACTGGATGTAAGAATCTTGGTGGGTTGAAAATAAAAAACCCTCCTAATGGATTCTTCTTATCTGGTTTGGATAAAACTCAATACGAAGTTATCTAAAAATAAAATAGAACAAGCACTTTTATAGTGCTTGTTTCTTTTTATAGAAAGGAATAAATAATGAGTTTTAAATTTGACTTACAAACATTTGCTTATACAAATGATGGTAATAAATATAAATTCATAGATGATGAGTCTATGGTCATAACGGCAGATGTTAATATGAGACCATATACTTATATGGCATGGATGTTAGAAAACATTGAAGATCTTGATACTATCAATAGTATGAGTGAATCCACTTCTGCTAAAAAAGATTTCTGGAATAAGGATAGAAAAGTATCCCAGTTATTATGTGTATTCAGCACTTATATTAGTAGCTATGCTTATGGCGATTTTCCAGATTATGCACTTCCAAAAAAATATGATCTTTTATCCACTAAATATCCTAATAAAGAATTTAAAGATATTGCATACTTTAATAATGCCTTGTCCCATATGAAACTTCAAGATAATTCTAGTCTATATGGAGCATTTGCTGGATTGGGTATTAGTAGTGCTGGTGAAAATAACAACCCTGAAGAAATAGATAGTGGCGAAGAATTAAATTTAACATTATTAGATTTCGAAAAAGTAACAAATATGGATTATATGCTAAAATATGCATCAGTAAATGTAGATATTACTGGAATAAAGCTTAATCCAAATTTAAAGCATTTAAATTGTGCATTTAATCTAAAAAATGGTTATGTAAAAGGTATACTAGATATAGATTATTCTAATATAGAAGATGTCGATTATTCTCCACTTCCAGATACTTTTTATGCAAATAAAAACTTAAAGGTGTTATTAGGAGACGATAATAAAGTAATAAGATTTTCAAAACCTCCTAAAAAAATAAAAAAATTATCTGGATTTTTTGATATTAGTACCTATATCCAGCATACTGAAGATTCTGAATATATTTTGGACCTATCAAATTGGAATTTAAAAAATCTCCTCTATCCAAAGGATGATTCTTCTTTTACGTTATTTAATAGCATATATTGCAAAGAAATCATATTCCCAGAAGGATTTGTATATTATCCTATTAGTTCTGCGGGAAATTTTATGACTGCATATTCTATTAAAAAAATAACTAACCTTGCTATAGATTTTTCTAAATTAAAAATAGATTCTAAAGACCAAATATATCGTATATCAAATATATTTAGTCTTTATGATTATGAAGGAAATACTGCCACTCTAGATGCAGATTGTAAAATTAAATTTATTAATTTTGATGAGACCAAATTCTATTCATTCTATAAAGATCCAGATAATGGATATGATGGAGAGGATTATACATTAGAAACTTTTTATAAAGATTACATAATGATTCCTATTGAAAATATAGAATTTGTTAATAAAAAATAAGAAAGGAGGAAATTATGTTTACATTTGATTTACAACTGTTTGCACAGGTTACTAATCCATATTCACTTAAAGGCAGTGAATTAGATTATAAAAATCCTAATTATATAAGTTATATGGAGAATCCACTATACCCTGAAGGATCACTCCGCACCGATCCAGCTTTAAGAGAAAAAACACTTATTAAAGATGGATCATTAGCTTATTGGTTTAAAAATAATATACCAGATATAAATACTATTTCATCTTTATATGATTCTATTTCTAGTAATAAAAATTATTTTGATGAAAAAATAGTAGTAACAGATAATATTGATAATTTATTTTCTGATATAAATTTTACTAATATGGATGAGATAAATAAAATATTATCAAAGATATTCTTAGGAAATAAAGGAGCTTATCTTAATACTGTGCAAATGGATCATATTTATGATGGAATAAATATGTTTAAAACTACAGATAATAAATACAAAACAACCTATCCAAATAATTTTGAATTAAAACCGAAATTATTGAATGGATTTGTATCTCAATATCTTTTTAAAACTAGAGATTCATATTCTTTATTTGGTGGAGCATTTGTAAAAACTCTAAATATATCAGAATTTAATCTTCTTCCTAAGTCTGATGGTAATAATCAATATTATGACAGAAACCCTGGTAATGATATTTATGGAATGTTTAAAGACTGTATTGCTCAAACAATAGTAGGGTTAGATAAATTTCCATTTAAGAAGTTTAAAAATTGTGGGGATTATATGTTTGCTGGAGCATTTAATCTCGATAAATATATAGATAAGATAGAAGATCCTGATACTAAGAAGAAATTAAAGAAAGCTTATTATAACACTATAGAGGCTATTACTTTAGCTGAATATATATATGATAATACAAAAGAGATAGATCTTGATAAAGTTTTATTCGAATATTGGGTAAAACCTTTAAAACTTAAAAAAGATAGTTTTGGTATTGGTTACAAAATTTATAGTGGAGGAGGACGTGGTAATTTTATTACTGGTACTTTTAAAGAAGCCTATATTAATTGTGTGGATTTATCTGATATCGATTTGACTAATTATAGTTATATGATAGATATGTTCAAAGATGCCTCTATAAACAATATAGTTTTCGATACTATAGGATCAAAAGTACCACAATCTCAATTCATACCAAATTATTCTAATTTGTTCAATGTTTCTAAAAATGGTCCATTCAAATTAAGAAACATAACTGGTACAATCATATTTCCAGATGAGAAATATATGAAGATAGGTGTTAGTGAACCAGATCCTCCAGAATCTGGATATAAAAAGTGTAATAGATTAAAAAATATGCTTCCTTCTAAAGAAGCCTTAGCTCCTGGAGTAACTAGACTTAATTTAAAATTTAAGAATTATAATAAGGAAGCTTTATTAAAATTCGTTCAAGAAAATGGTGGGCCAGAAATTACTACAGAAGATCAATTATTTGAATTATTTGGCCTTCCTAAATCTTATATTCAGTTTGAAGATGAAGTTACTGAAAAACCAGCTGATTTCGATACTAATCCATATAGTGATGAAGCTATAGATTATATGAGATACAATGGTATTCATATGGAAGAACCTGATGATTTAGAAACTAATGTCTATGGCGATGCATCAGTTGCTTTTAGAAAATTATATAATCTCCCTTTACCTAAACCTGCTGATTATGATACCAATCCTTATTCTAATGAAGCAAATGTTTGGGCTAAATTCTATAATATTTCAAGACCATCCCCCCCTTGATACCAACTATGTAATAATTTATTGGATAGAGGATTTCTCCTCTATCCATTCTTTTTGTGTTTCTTGACAATGAAGTAATGTTTCGATTATATAGAGATTTTCTCTTTTTTAATATATAGGAGGTATAGCATATATGGCTATAGTAAACAATCCTCATAATATTCAAGATATTGATAAACAATATAAAACGTGGGTAAAGCTTGGAAAACCTACTGGTATTCTTATAATGAATAATGGCAATTGGTTCCCATCTACAGAAACATACTTTGCTAGAGAATGGCTAGAAGATTTCATAGAGGCCGCTAATGGTCTTAGAAATAAATACAGACCAAAAATAGAGAATATGCAATATAGATTAAAAGAAGATTATCTTAGAAATGTAGACTTTACAAATACTAGCAGATTTAAAAAAGTCTTTTATACTTCTGAGGATGCAAATTATACATTTGAAATCCATGCATATTCTATTGAAGAACTAATGGGAAATAGTGATGATAATGGGGCTATTTTGAATAATAATGGATTGGCTGAGTTAAGGATATATGTTAATGGAGAAACCAATCCATCAAATGTAATAAAAATAACTTCTAATGATAGAACTGATAATTTTAGATCAAATGATTATAATAGAGAAGTACTCCCTGGTAAATTTACATTTTGTATGATAAATCCAAAAAATGAAATTACTAATATAGAATTTGATCATAAATATACATTAGATGGTTTAGTATTTATTGTTGGATATGGATTAACTGGTAATTTTATTAATGTTACTCAAAAACAAAGCAATCCTAGAATCCCTTCTTTAAATGGTGATTCCGAACCAACAGAAAATATTACAAGCACTGACCTACTAAAAGTTCCTTCTGTAACTGATGCTTATTTCTTTACAGATAGATCAAAGCAAAGAAATGCTATATGTATTGATAATAAAGGCGCATCTATAGGTAATGCATGGTTGTTTAATGCTAATGAATATAAGAATAGAAATGTTGTGGATTATACCTTATTTTCTAATTTTAAATTAAATACAGAATTCCTAACTAATATAATTGCACCATTTGCGGATTATGTAAGGTATAATAGAGATACTGATGAGTGGTTATTTAATAATCATAGTTCAAATAATTATAGTGCTATTAAAAATATATCAATGCATACTATTCGATTTGATAATTGTAAAATAGTATCTGGTCTGTTCTATGGAATTCCTCTCCAAACTGATAAATTTCAGGAGTTAATAAATAATTTTGATTTCTTAGGTGGGGATAAAATAGAAGAGGTTTCTGCATTATTTACAGAAATGGATACTGTAGAGACATTAGATCTTAGCCAGATCATCTTTCCAATAAATTGCAAAAAATTTAAATATTTGTTCCATAATAGTAACAGTATAAAATCTATAAAATTTAATACCCATTTTAAAGAAATGGTGCAAAATGTAGAGGATTTTAGAGAAAATTTCACTAGTTGTGTTAATTTAAGAAAGATAGAAAATCTATCTTTAAGCATGCCAAAATGTAAATCATATAAAAGTCTATTTGCTTATTGTGAGAATTTAGCAGAAGTTGATTTATCTGATATTCAAGGCTCAGATACAGAAGCAACAGATTTGTCATTTATGTTTAGAAATTGTACTTCATTAAATAAACCAATGATAGATTTATCTGGTGTGAAATATATAAAATCATTAAATGACACATTTTCAAATACATTAGCTTTTACAGGCAAAATAAAATTTTCTCCAGAAGCTTTAGATATGACAACTAAAACCGAATCTCAAAAAATGGATAAAGAAAATGGTATGGTTTATGCATTTTATAATACTAATATATCAGAAATAGAAAATCTTGATAAATTCAAATATCCAGAGTTAAAGAGTCTCAAATCTACATTCCAAAATATGTATAAGATTAATACTATAGACTTATCAAATTTGACTTTAGAAAATGTAGAAAATTTGACTGAGACTTTTTCTAATTGTCATGAATTAAAAACAATAAAAGTACCAAAAGCTGTTTTAAGTGATAAACTAAAAACAATGTATAAGACTTTTGAATACAATCAGAAATTAGAAACTTTGGATTTCCCACCTTTAACCAAACCAAATAATCCTCAAAACACTACAAGTTTGACGTCATTAAGTAATCTATTTTATAATTGTTCTATTTTAAAAACTCCTATTTATATTAATAATCTAGATACATCCAAAGTTACAGACTTATCTGGAGCGTTCTCATTTGGTAATAGAAATACAAGAGTTACTCTAAACCAAATAGATTTAAATGGTTTTGAAGATTTAAACACTTCCAACGTGACTAATTTTGAAAGTGCTTTCAATGTAAGACTTAAAGATAACAAACCACTAGATCTAAGAAGATGGGATGTTAGAAAAGGAACCAATTTCAGTGGAGTTTTTGGTGGGGCTACTAAAATAAATATAACTGGTTGGGACACATCTAACTTAGTAAACGGATTTGGATTCTTTTCTAATACGCACTGTTCATCTACTCTTAATATAACTGGGTTAGGAGGCTTAGATTTCTCCAATTTAGATTCTGGAGCAGGTTATTATAATGAATCATTCTTTAGTTATAGCAAAAACCAGATAAGATCGGAAAAAGGCGGCATTGATCACATGTTTGCAAGTAATGAATACTTGATAAATTTCGCTATGCCAAATAACTTAAAAAATTTATCTAAAATAACCTCTTTATTCAGTTTATTCTCAGGATGTTATAAATTAACTACTATAAATATGAATGGATGTAATTATAACACAATAACAAACATCAATGGATTTGCTGAATTTTGTTCAGAACTCAGAACAGTAGATTTATCAACAATAAACTTTAAAATAAAATATGCTAATATGGCATTCTATAGATGTGTAAATTTAGCAGAAATAAAAGGTGTATTAGAATTTGATCCATCATTAAAGGTTGTTAGAACAAATAATCAATATGAAGATTATGAAAATGGGTCATTGGCTAAAATGTTTGAAAACTGTGGTAATTTAACAGGACTCAAAGTAAAAAATATTCCTGAAAATAATCAAGATGCTTTTGAAGCTATTACTGGCCTTAGAAGAAATCAATACACGATTGTTTCTTAATATAGAAAGGATAATTATTAATGTATTTTGAAGAAATAAAACCATTGACTGAATCATCTTATTCGGTATTATCATTATTTGGTGGTAATGCCTGGTATCCAATGACGATGATTCAAAGTAATAAAGAAATTGCTAAAGCTAAAGAAGCTTTTGCTACTAAGTTTAAAATTCCTAAACCAGCAGAAGTTAAATTAGAAAAAGTATTAGATAAGATTGCTAAAGGGGAAGTTAATAAACTTCCTCCAATCAATCTTATTGATATCGATGGATATTTAAATGCTAGACGCCGTATGGATGTAGCTATTAAAGGCTATAATAAAGCTGTTAATAAATCTATTATGGAAACAGAACGGAAAGATTTCTATGGTACTATCACTTATCCATTGATGAAAGAAATCCTTAGAAACTATACTTATGATAATGATCATGTATCAGATGCTCAATTCTTACCATATGTATTGAAAGATAAATACCTTATTTATTTCACATTCAACAAATCTGGTATTTTGAATCTGTCTTATGTAGGATCCGAAAACTATAGAGATCCTATGTGCCCTATTAATCTAGCTCTTATTGTAGATGGAGAGCCAGTTAAGTTTGATACTTTTAAAAAGTAAAAATATATACTCCATACCCGTAATTGGGTATGGAGTAATTTTCTGTTTATTTATATACTATAATAATGAAAATACATTTTTATATCTAATTAAATTATTAATCCATACAAGATATCATATTAACAGGTTAAATTATTTTTTAAGAGGTGATTTATTTATGATTATAGAAGAAAAGTATTTAAAGATCTTTAAAGACAAAGCAAATAAAAAGATAGGAGAATTGGCCGCATTCACATTCAATAATGTGCTTACTTATATAGAATATCAGTTGCTCAGGGATCCAGAGTATAAAGATCCTGATTTGGAGAAAGCCCGTAATGAGGTAACAAATATTAGTATGAAAAACCCAATGGATGCTGCCAAATCTAAAGCTATGTTTTTTATTTTAAATTATAGATTTGATATTTTAGAGGCTCTTATTGGTAAAGGAGTAGATGAAGTTACTCCAGAACAAGAAAGAGAAATAAATTCCTTAATGGTCGATAAGGAAAAATTAAATAAGTTTTTAATTGATTTTAAAGAATCAAGAATTAAAGAAGGAAAGACCTTTGATAATTTTTAAAGAAAGTGAGGAATTATGTTCTTTTATAAGAATGCAGTAAATGTATTTTCTGATGCTTCTACTAAGATTATTAATCCTGGAACTAATAAGAATAAATTTCTTACTTGCCCTGGATTTGTAACTACTATTAATGGAAGTATCATAAATGAAGGATATGATATAGTTGAAGCCACTGTAAACTATGCAGAACTATATGCTATCCGTATGGGTATCGCTGATTTATTAAAGTATAAGAATACTGATCTATTCTTAAATATCTTTTCAGATTCTAAGATATCTGTATTTGGTCTGAGGGAATGGTTTTTTAAATATTATAAGAATGGTAAAGATTTTACCTTGATGACTAGTGATAATAGACGTGGTAAAAAGCCAGTTGCTAATCAAGAATTGATTCTAGATATTGTAAGAGTGATTCTTCAAGCAAACGTTCATGTATCTATTTATCATGTACCTGGTCATATCCAAGCTAATAATATTGATAGTATGAACAAATTTCATTATATGTTTCATAATAACAATTTCCCAGATAATCAAAGAGTTACAGTTCCATTAGATACAGAGATGGAAATAGCTGGTTTCAACAACTACATCGATAATCTGACAAGAACTAAACTCAATATAGCTATTAAAAGTGGATCTTTAGACAAATTTGATATCAAAAGAAAGCTATATCCAGCTATTTGGTATCCAAAACCTGAAGATGTAACAGACTATTTACACTTGGTACACCAAGCAAA